ACGCGTTATCGTTGACGTTTTTCGCGAGCAAGCTCGCTCCTACAGAAGGCGATGTACGCTTAACTGAACGGCATTAGGGCTTGCCACAACAAGCCCGCTCGCCACCACAGGCCCCCTCGCCACAGGGTTTATTGAGCGGTCGGCTGACTGTGTGGAAACAACAAATCCACAAACTTCTCTGCCGTCGGCTGCGGTTCATGGTTGGCCAGCCCGGCCCGTTCGTTGGCTTCGATAAACACGTATTCCGGTTGATCGGCCGCGGGCACCAGCAGGTCCAGGCCCACCACGGGGATATCCAGCGCGCGGGCGGCGCGTACGGCGGCGTCGACCAGGGTGGGATGCAGGATGCCCGTCACATCTTCCAGGCACCCGCCCGTGTGCAGGTTGGCAGTACGGCGCACAGCCAATTGCACACCACGGGGCAGGATGCTGTTGTAGTCGTAGCCAGCGGCTTTCAAGGTGCGTTCGGTTTCGGCATCCAGGGGGATTTTGCTTTCGCCATCGGTAGCGGCCTGACGGCGCCGGCTTTGCGCCTCGATCAGCGTGCGGATAGAGTGCTGGCCGTCGCCGATTACTTCGGCCGGGCGGCGAATCGCAGCGGCCACGACTTCGAAGCCGATCACCAGGATGCGCAGGTCGAGACCCTCGTGGAAGCTCTCGAGCAATACGCGGCTGTCGAACTGCCGAGCCGCTTCGATGGCCTGTTGCACCTCGTCAATCTCTTGCAGGTCCACCGCTACACCCTGGCCTTGCTCGCCGTCCAACGGCTTGACCACGATGCGCTGGTGTTCGTCGAGGAACTCCAGGTTGTCATCGGCGCTGCCCGCCAGTTGCTGGGAAGGCAGTTTCAAACCGGCGGCCTTCAATACCTTGTGCGTAAGGCTCTTGTCCTGGCACAGGGTCATGCTGATGGCGCTGGTCAGGTCGCTCAATGACTCCCGGCAACGCACGCGACGCCCGCCATGGCTGAGGGTGAACAGCCCCGCATCGGCGTCGTCCACCTGCACGTCGATGCCGCGCCGATGGGCTTCTTCGACGATGATCCGCGCATAGGGGTTGAACCCCGCCTGCGGGCCGGGGCCGAGGAACAGCGGCTGGTTGATACCGTTCTTGCGCTTGATCGCAAAGGTGGTCAGCGCGCGGAAGCCCAGCTTGGCGTACAGGCTCTTGGCTTGGCGGTTGTCGTGCAGCACCGACAGGTCGAGGTAGCTCAGGCCACGGCTCATAAAGTGTTCCACCAGGTGGCGCACCAGCACTTCGCCCACGCCGGGGCGCGTGCATTGCGGGTCGACGGCCAGGCACCACAGGCTGCATCCGTTTTCCGGGTCGTGGAAGGCTTTGGGGTGATTCAGGCCCATGACGCTGCCGATCACTGCGCCGCTGTCCTCATCCTCGGCCAACCAGTACACCGGGCCTCCTTCATGACGCGGCGTGAGGCGCTCGGCGTCGACGGGCAACATGCCGCGGCCCTGATAGAGCTGGTTGACCGCGAGCCAATCGGCCTCGGTCTGGACCCGGCGAATCCGGAAGCCGCGAAACACCCGGGTGGCAGGGCGATAGTCGCTGAACCACAGGCGCAGGGTATCGGACGGATCCAGGAACAACTGCTGCGGATCGATCCCGAGGATCTGTTGGGGCGCAGCCACGTACAGCGCGATGTCGCGCTCGCCGGGCTGCTCGTTGAGCAGTTCCTGGGCCAGGCTGGCCGGGTCGGGAAAGGTGTGGCCGATCAACAGCCGGCCCCAGCCGCAATGCACCGCAATCGGCTCGGCGGCCAGTGGGCTGCCATCTTCGGCCAGGCGCGCCTGCAGGCGCTCATAGGTCGGCGCCTGGCCCTTGAGCAAGCGTTGGCTGTAAGCCGCGGCATTCGGTTTCATGGATCAGATTCCTTGTTCGCTGAGCCACAGGTTCAGCGCTGCCAGTTGCCACAGCTTGGAGCCGCGCAACGGCGTCAGTTGGCCCTGCGGGTCAGTCAGCAGGCGATCGAGCATGGCCGGGTTGAACAGGCCGCGATCCTGGCTGGGGTCGAGCAGCAGTTCACGCACCCAGTTCAAGGTGTCGCCCTGCAAATGCTTGAGCCCTGGCACCGGGAAGTAGCCTTTCTTGCGGTCGATGACTTCGCTCGGGATCACCCGGCGCGCCGCTTCCTTGAGTACCTGCTTGCCGCCGTCGGGCAACTTGAATTGACCGGGGACGCGTGCCGACAGCTCCACCAGGCGGTAGTCGAGGAACGGCGTGCGGGCCTCCAGGCCCCAGGCCATGGTCATGTTGTCGACGCGTTTGACCGGGTCGTCCACCAGCATCACCGTGCTGTCCAGGCGCAGGGCCTTGTCCACGGCGGCATCGGCGCCGGGCATCGCGAAATGCTCACGCACGAAATCGCCAGCGGCATCGTTGGCGGTCAGCCATTTTGGAGCGACGGTGGCGGCGTAGTCGTCGTAGCTGCGGTCGAAAAACGCCTCGCGGTACGCGGCATACGGATCGCTGGCACCGTCCACCTGCGGGTACCAGTGGTAACCGGCAAACAGTTCGTCGGCGCCCTGGCCGCTTTGCACCACCTTGCAATGCTTGGCCACTTCCCGGGACAAGAGGTAGAAGGCAATGCAGTCATGACTGACCATCGGCTCGCTCATGGCGCGGAACGCGGCCGGCAGTTGATCTATGATCTCGCTTTCGGCGATGCGCAATTGATGGTGGCGGGTGCCGTAGTGCTTGGCGATCAGGTCTGAATACTGGAATTCATCGCCGCGCTCGCCGCCAGCGTCTTCAAAACCGATGGAGAAGGTCGACAGGTCCTGCACGCCGACTTCCCGCAACAAGCCGACGAGCAGGCTCGAATCGACGCCACCGGAGAGCAGCACGCCGACATCCACGGCGGCGCGTTGGCGAATCGCCACGGCCTCGCGGGTGCTGTCGAGCACGCGGTCGGTCCAGTCTTCCAGCGTGAGGTTGCGCTCATCCTCTCGCGGGCCGTAGGGCAGGCTCCACCAGGTTTTTTGCTCGGTGTTGCCCTTGGCGTCGACGCGCATCCAGGTGGCGGGCGGCAGTTTTTCGATGCCTGCCAGCAGCGTGCGCGGTGCAGGCACCACGGCATGGAAGTTCAGGTAATGGTTGAGTGCGACGGGGTCGAGGATCGGGTTGATATCGCCGCCCTTGAGCAGGGCTGGCAGGGTTGAGGCAAAGCGCAAACGCTGGCCGGTACGTGAGAGGTACAACGGCTTCACGCCCAGGCGGTCGCGGGCGATAAACAGGCGCTGGGCGTCGCGCTCCCAGATGGCAAACGCGAACATGCCGTTGAGCTTGGGCAGCAGAGCCTCGCCCCAGGCGTGATAGCCCTTGAGCAGCACTTCGGTGTCGCCGCCGGAATAGAAGGCATAGCCCAGGGCTTCGAGCTCCTGGCGCAGTTCCGGGAAGTTATAGATTGCACCGTTGAACGCCAGGGACAGCCCCAGCTGGGCGTCAACCATCGGTTGGGCCGAGCCATCCGACAGGTCCATGATTTTCAGGCGTCGATGGCCCAGGGCAATCGGCCCTTGGGCATGAAAGCCCCAGGCGTCGGGGCCACGGGGGGCCAAGTGATGGGTGATGCGTTCAATCGCTGCCAGGTCGGCAGGTTGGGCATCAAAACGTAGTTCTCCAGCTAATCCGCACATATTGCATAGGGCCTTGTTTTTGCTGGGCCTGGGCGCATCTACCGGTTTTCAAGTACCAAATTTGTACCGTTTTTCGGTAAATCCAGCTTCTCAAGCTCCGCGAAATCACTCGAAGAGCTGATCCACTTGGCATAGGTTGAAAGCAGCACCTGGACACTGTGTCCAAGTTGCGCAGCGATGAATGCGGGGTTCATGCCGGACATCAAGCACATCGTTGCGTAGGTGTGCCTGGTGTCGTACATCCGGCGGTACCGTATTCCACTCTTGCGCAAGGCTGACAACCAATATCGCTTAGCCCCAGTTTCGGATCGGATGTATAGCTCTGATCTGTCACCCGAACCGTCCGGCGCGAAAACATAATCAGAGCGCGCCGCCGTAAGTGGTCTGGCTTTTTCGAGTGCCTGCAAAGCTCGATCGTTCAATAAAACTTCCCTAGAAACCTTCGTTTTGGTCCTCTCCTTGATCTTGCCGTACAACCTGATACGGCAAACCTTGGCGCGCTTCGAGCGCGTATCAACCTCGCTCCACCGCAGGGCCATAGCCTCGCCTGGACGCATTCCTGTATAGAAAGAAAACTCAAAAAAACACGCGTAAATTGCCTGCAAACCGCTCGTCACCTCGTACAGCTTGGCGATCAAATCGTCCGCCTCTTCGCGGCTGAATGGGTCGATCTCGCGCTTTGTAACCCGGGTCGCCGGGATCGAATTTGCCGGGTTCCTCAGTATCAACTCATCGCTCACCGCCTGGGTCAGCATGCCTGTGACCAGTCGGATTGCACCCTTCCTGCGTGATGGTGATGTCCAGGCAATCCCGTTGACGATTTTCCGCATCAGCACCGGAGTGATCTTGTCGAGCGGGAACGTGGCCAGGTGCGGCACCCAGTAGGTTTGCATGGTGCTACGGTAGTTCTTGCGGGTGCTGTCTTCGATCTGGAGGCTGTTCAGCCAGTCCTGGGCGTAGTCGAAAAATATCGGCATGTTCCCAGTGGAGTCGCTCCGGCTGTTCGGGAAAAGCTCCCGGTACTTTTCCGGTGTCAGCGCGCCCAGCTTGGCCAGCTGAATCACTTGAGAACGTAAAGCCTCGGCTGCTGCGATTCCTTTGGGGGTTTGCGGGAGAGCGAGCGTTTCGCAGTGCCGCTTCTTGTTCCAGGAGAACCTGATCCTGATCGATTTCCCGACAAGCTCAACTCCGGTGGGCAGCTCCATTGGCTCTCTAGCCATTCGTCGTACCTCCATTTGCTGTACATGATTCGTCCGTCGATCTTCGACCAGACGCCGGCTGGGATGATGTTACGTTCTCGCTTGCGCTGCAGGGCTTTTGGCGTGGTGCCCAGCAGTTCGGCCATCCGCTTTTCGGTGACCTTGTCATGGCCGGACTCATCGCCCAGCTTTTCGGCTGTTGCCATGTTGGTGCTCCATACCGCACACGGCGGCAGAGTATTCAGTGGGTTGTCACGCTGTCCTGCCCTGGGGCTACGGCGCGTGCCTGCTGTTCTGTGCGAAAGGACATGTGCTGCTTGATGCCGCTGCAGTCCGCAATGACCCACCAATAACCGCCAAAGCGGTGTGGGCCTTTGATGATCTTGGTGATGGTCATGGCGTGTCCTTGCCGCGCTGTGCGGCAGAAGGTGGGTTATTTGTTCGGCCAGCCGATCGGCATGCCGTCAGGACGTATCAAGTGCGCAGGCAGGTCTTCGCGCATGCACATGGGGGCGGTGCCCGGCACGCCGCAGGTCGGACACCCGGACTGAGCGCCGTGGCATACCGAATGCAGAACGGGAAACCCGCTGAGGCAGCGCACCTTCTCGGCGTCGTACTCGCTACACGGAATTCTTTCGGGCATAGGAATACCTCGCCCGCCGCTCATCGGCAGGCATGTTGGGGGATTGGGGTTACAGCGCCATTTCGGCCTGGGTTTCTCTCTGCCAGATCGGTGAGCTGTTGTGCGACTCAATGCGGTCGGCGATTACGTTTGCGCGCTGGCCGGCGGTCGGTGGGGCATACATGCCGAAGCGACTGATGCTTCCACCGTTTACCGCGGCGTTCGTGCTGTCGGCTGACGCGAAGGGCAGATGCTGGAATATCGCGGGGTCGAGCATCCTGAGGCCGTGAAGGCGACATGCCGGCCGGCCCTGGTCGTCGCAGATTACATCCATCGCTGAACCCATCCGCTTCCACCAGGCCGTCGTTCCCGGGTGCGCCCATTGCCCCGAACTGCCTATGGCCACTGTCGGCCAATCGGCGGCGAGTCGCTGCAGTCTGTCCAGTGACTCGTGCAGGTGCCAGACCGGCACACCACGCAACTCTTTGGGCCAGGCTTCCAGAAGCGCGTCGTTGGCCGCCTCGTCGCCGTCTATGACATCCGGGATCAGCGCCCAATCGAAACCGGGATGTCGGTGCCATTGCCCAACCCAGGCGGTGTAGCCATCAACATCTAGCTTGCCGCCTTTCTTCCAGACTGAAAACGCACCGTTGTCGAACACAAACGACTGGCAGACATCAGCGACGATGCCCATGTCATCCTGGCGAGGGAACGGCACCAGGGCATGCCGGCCGGCAAGGAACCTGGCGCCGTCTTGACGGGTGCCGCCGACCGGCGTGCCGTGGTATGCAATCATCCGCTAAGCCTCACTGTTTCGATCTCAACGCCCTGGTGCGTGGCGATGATGGTTTGATCACCGCCCAGGGATTCAGCCAGGCGGTCGGCTATCTGTTCGTGCCAGCCTTTTTTGATCAGCGCAGTCGCTGCCCGGATGTGCTCGACGTGGATCATTGCGGGAGACCGCAACTCAAGCCGGTAGATGATCGTTTCGCCGTCGGACGGGCAAACGGCTGCGAAGGTGTGTCGATAAATATTCACGCGCATACCTCGACCGCCGCTCACCGGCAGGCATGTAGGGGGATTGGAGTTAGGCTGTTGCGAACAGATCGATTTGCGGTACCGGTGCGTCGCGCTCGGCAATTGCGTCGGTGATTCGTTGATGGGCGATATCGAAGTAGCCGAGGCGATTGCCGTCTTCGTCGAGATCACGCTCAATGCCGATGAACTGCCGGCCAAGCTGCATGCAAGCGACACCGGTGGTGCCGCTGCCCATGCTGTTGTCCATGACCACCTGGCCGGGCTTGGTATAGGTGCTGATCAGGAACGACATCCAGGCCACGGGTTTTTGCGTCGGATGAAAGCTTCCGGTTTGCTTGTCGCTGGAAAAGAACTGCACCGACCGCGGGTACCGCTCCGTCGAGTCGTACTCGGTCAGGGCCAAGGCTTTTCCGTAGCACTCCGAGTTGACCGTCTTTCGCTTCGCGGTCTTGCGCTCATGCCCGGTGGACATCTGCGGGTTGTACACCGGTTGTTTGCGATAGAAGACCTGGGCGCTTTCATGTGCCCGCAGCGGCTGCTTCTTTGAGTTCAGGAAGCCTGTGGCGTTGCCTTTCTCCCAGATCCATTCGTACTTGTAGAGCTTGGGGTTGCTCGCCACCAGCATTGAGGCGAACGGCTGGGCCGCGCACAAAACAATGGCGGCCTCTGGCTTGGCTATCCGCAGGTACTCACGCCAGAGCGGCTCGAGCGGGATGATGGTGTCCCAGGCGCATTGGGTGGTGCCGTAGGGCAAGTCGGCCAGCACCATGTCGACGCTGGAATCTGGCAACTGCTTCATGACCTCCAGGCAGTCGCCGAGATAGAGCTGGTATTCGCTCATGGCCTTGGCCCCTTGTAGATGAACACGTAGGCGAACCAGAGGGTGGCGATCATGGCGTTACCTCGCAGGCTGCCGCCCTTGCTGCGGTTACCTCATCGATAAGCGACTGCGGGAGCTTCGCGACGTACTCGCCTTCCGACCACGAAAGGGGCTCGGACTGGCGGATCATCTCGTTGAGCAACTCGAATGCCGCGAGCAGTTGGTCGTCACGAATCTCGCCGTCCTCCGGCAAGTCATCGCAGAAGTGGTCTGCCGGGTCGATTTGGCTGGGGTAGTTCGGTTCACAGATGCAGAGCTGCAGGTCGGCCAGGTCGACCTCGTTTTCGACCAGGTAGTCGCGCAGGCTGTCTTCATCGAAGAAGTACTGGTCACCGTCGAAGAACACCAGCGGCTCCCCGGACCACTCTTTGATCGGCATCGCCGCAAACTTCGCTTGGCGCCTTGCCTGGTGGCATTGCTTGCAGTAGCTGTTCACCTCATAGATTTGATGCTCAGGGTTCGCTTCGCAGCGGCGATGAGTAGCGCCGGAATAGCGGGCAAGGTCCTCATTGCTGCCGAAAAAACGGCCATCAGCAGAAACCCAGCCGGTTACCGTTTTGAGGCTGGCTGCTTCTGGCGCGTCGTACATGATGATTGGCTTTTGTGCAGGCATGACTTCGTCCTTGCCGCTATAGCGGCTGACTTTGAAGGGGGAGGGGTTACAGGGGGTTCAGCAAATCAGTTGTGCCAGTGCCAGCAGGCACCAGCAGTAGACGGGGAGTTGGGCTTTCATGGCGTCATCGATCAATGCAGGCGCCGCGCCCGCAGGCTTGGCATGGGGTGTTGATGGGCAGGCCGCTTTCCTCGCGTATCTGGTTGCAGGCCGAACCGCCGCCCTCTACTGGCTTGAGTGGCGTATCGCAAAGCCCAAGCACCCACTCGATCCACTCCTTGCGCTGCCTGTACTGAGGTTCATCGTCGCCAGGCACGGAGATCTTGTGGGCCGGACCATAGTTGATTGACCGTACCGCGCTTACCAGCTCATCCCACCGCTCATCCGCTGCGGTGAGTTTCACCTTCAGGGCATCACGCTCTTTGATCGCGAGCGCGTGCTTGCGCCGCCAGTGCGGCACGGCGTCCAGTTCTTCAACCGTTTGAATTGGCTTGCTCATGCTCAGAACCTCAATTGTCTGTGCCGGTGTAGGTGCGCCATGGCACCTTCACGCCGTTTACCAGAAAGCCCCAGTCACCACGCCACTTGCTGGTGATGAAGAGGGTGTAGACGCCGCCTGGTGATATCTGGTCGATGCGGTGGTACTCGCCGTGGTTGAGGCGGGCGGTGTCGCCGGCGCGCCGATCGATGTATTCGGTGGCCTGGGCGCCTGAAGGGACGTTGAGGCCCGATAACACCGGGTTTTCGCTATCGAGCAGTCGCTGTTCCACATACCAGCCGCGCAGGATGACCGTGCGGGCGTTCCACGGGTGGTCGTGCAGGTCCCGGTCTTCGTCGTGCCGCATGATGTGGTGGATGCGGAACGACCACGGGCACCACCACAGTGCGGACTTGTGCGTTTCGCGGGAGTAGGGGTTGAACAGCCACCAGCGGCCCATGTACATCTCGGTACCGTCGGCTGACATGATGTGTTGGTACGGGGTGCGCTGGGCGCGGGCGATGATCCGGGCGGCAACCGCCGGGCGCGCGAGCAGCTTGGCGACGATGCGCCAGAACAAGTCGATCATGGGGAGTCCTTGCCGGGCCATGCCCGGGCGGTGGAGTGGGGAGTTACTTCTTCTCGAAGGTCTTGGTCAGCGCTGCGTTTACGCTGTTGCCTCGCTTCAGCACGACCCGAGCGAGTGCTGCCCGGTCGTTATGGCTATGGCTGGCCTGGCTGAGCAGGCCGAAGTAGCTGTTGGCCGTCTCGCGCAGATCCTCGGCCGGCGCCGCGGCGGTACGCTTCAGCGCCTGGGCAAGCGACCGCTTGCGAGTCGAGCGCCGCCAAGGCTTGATCACGTGCCCAACGAAGTCTACGCCGCGATCCACTGGCTGCAGGATCGTCTTGGTCGGGTTCAGCTTGGCGCCGAGCCTGGGCAGGAATGCTTCGACCTCAGCCAGCCACTGGTTGAGCTGCTGCGGCGACTCATGCAGGAACACGAAGTCGTCGACGTAGCGGATGTAGTGCTTGGCGCGCAGCGTGTGCTTGGCGAACTGGTCCAGGGCGTCGAGGTAGACGTTGGCGAAGAACTGCGACGACAGGTTGCCGATCGGCAGGCCGAGGCGCGCGGGTTGGGCCGCCAGGCGCTTGTGCTGCGGTACCCGGTTGAACAGGTGCGCCGGGCTGCGGGTCTCGTAATCCTCTCGCGGGTCGTGCATGAGGATCTGCGTGGCCAGGGCCAACCACCACGGCTCGGCTATTCTGGCCTCCAGTTGCTTGAGCAGCACCGCCTTGTCGATGGCGACGAAGAAGTTGGCCAGGTCGCACTTGAGGTAGAAGATCGGCTTCGACCAGTTCTGCGAGGCGCTGCGGATCTTCGCCTCAAGGCGCGTGGCTGCGTACAGCGTGCCTCGGCCTGGAATGCATGCGCAACTGTCCGCTATGAAGCTGGCGTAGAAGCGCGGTGCCACATGGTTGTACATGAGGTGGTGGACGACGCGGTCCCGAAAGGCTGCTGCCCATACTTCGCGGGCTTTCGGCCGGGTGACCACGAAGCAAATGGATCGGCCCGGGCGGTAATTGCCGCTGACCAGGTCGTCGTGCAACTGGATCAGGTTCCGCTCCAGGTCTATCTCGAAAGCCAGCGCGCTTTCGCTGTTGCGCTTGGTGCGTCGGCAGTCGTAATAGGCCTGTACCAGATCCTGAAACGGGTAGGGACCCAACGTCGAATCTGCGGACGGGGCGGACACGGAGCTCGTTGTTCTTGTCGTTGTTGTTCTGATTGCCATCATCGAAGTTCATGTTGAATGCGTTGTTGGCTGAGCGCTGCGACCTATCGTGCTATCTACGTCGCCGAGCCGAAGGCAGAGCCGATCAGCAAGGAAACTGCGCGAGACCTGCACGGACGCTTTAGACCGTCGGTATCTCGTGTGCGCATGGCGGTGACCCATCAGGTCAGCGGCACGACCAGATTTAATTCGCACAGACCAGAAAGCCGTAACCTTCAGGTAGCGGGCGCGGTTGGGGTGGAGCGTTTCCAGGCATTGGCTTGTCGCCCAATTGAGGCCGTTACCTCAATTGCCTGGGCGTGTTGCGGGATGCTGATGAAGCGGTTGTCTTTGAAGAGCCGCATAAGGAACTCGACCACCTGGACCTTCTCGACTAGCAGGGTCAGGTGCGGGCGCTTGTCCTGTGTGGCGTTTGCACGGGCGATCAGCATCAAGACATCGATGCATTCATCGATCACTCGCTTACCAAGCGACTGCTTCAAGTCGCGCGGGATATTCCTGGTCATGGTTGTGGCCATGTGCAGAAGCCCCATCGAGGCCTTGTAGATCTGCAAGTCCGTATGCATTGCCATCAGGCTCGCTCTCCAAGAGCAACCGGTCGCAAGCGGCCGGATTAAATGAACAAATTACTGAATAAGCTCGCTGCGGACGGGGCGGACACGGAGCTCGCCGTACTTGTCGTCGTAGCTCTGAAGGCCATCATCGAAGCCCATGAAGAATGCGTAGTCGGCTGAGCGCTGCGAAGATGACCAGTACCAGGTGTCGCGGAAGGCTTCGGCGCCGCCTTCCTGGAATGCTGCATGTGCGGTCTGCGCCGGGTCTTCTTCGCTGTACAACAGGCCTACGGGCTCGCTGTTTGGGTTGTCACCGCTGCGGGCGCCTGCCCAGTTTTCTTCGGTGGTCGGCTTGAAGTGGCGGTACTGCAGCTCTTGCACGTCGTGCGCCGGGATTGCCCAGTCGGTGAAGCCTTCGATGTTCAGGGCCAGCACCTTCGTCGCCAGTTCACTGCCTGCCGCCGCCATGGCCTGGGTATTGGCCAGGCTGTCGGTGAAGCTGTCGGCGCCATCGATCTTCTCGCCGTACTCGCCCCACTTGCCGACCAGCTCATGCGATGCGCCGGCGGTGATGTGCAGGGAGCGCTTACCGGTTGCCGGATCGCGGGTGATACCGGTGACGAAACCGCCGCCGTAGGCGTGGCCGATGGCCGGGATGGTCACTGCCGGTGCTGCTTTCTCAACTACGGACATGGTGCTTCCTCTTTTAGAAGGCAACAAAAAAGGCGCTGTGCGCCCTGGTGTGCCGGATCAAGAACGAATGGATGAAGGATTAAATAAAGAATCTGCGGACGGGGCGGACACGGAGCTCGAGGAGCTTGCCGGTGGTGAGCTGACCGCCACCACCGAAGTGCATGCCGAATGCGTCGTTGGCTGAGCGCTGCGAACTCGACCAGTAGTAGCCCTTGGTAATCAGGTCGTGAGTCCAGGCCAGATGCAACTGTGCGGCCGCTGGCAAGTCAAAATCTTCGTGACCGTCTGCTGTGTATGATCGAGCCGCTTCGGCTGCTGGATGGCCTCCCGCAGCGATCAACGCATCAGTGTTGGCTTTGCCATCCCACTTGCTGGTGGCTTGCGATTCTTCCTGGTAGCGGCCCCACTTGAACTCACCAAGATCTTTGTCGCCGAAAATCAGATAGTGGGCTGCAACCTCGCCACGCCGCGGTACGAAGCCAGCGTTGATGCCGCCCTGGCCTGGCCAGTATTCGCCAATGGATGGCGCGACACATGGAGCGGACATTTGAGCGTTCGCCGCCGGTGGCAGCACCTGGGCAAACACGCTGGCCATTGCCAGTTGTGCCAAGGCCGAGGCAGGCATCTTGATAGACGCGTCGCCGTGTTTCAGGGTGATCATTTCTGGCTTCATGGGTATTCCTCAGGATTGAGCCAAGCCCGTCGTGGGGATCGGCTTTTTTGGTTATTCGTCGTGGCAGATGCGCAGCGATTCGCGGTTGTAGGCGAGCTGCAATTTTGCCGACACGTTTTCGGGTATCACGTATTCGTGTCGCGGAGGGGAGAGGAATTGAGCTGATCCCGTTGGGCCAAGGCCGTGCAGGTGGTGAATCATCAAGGTCATGGCCTCGCCCTGCTCCTCGATGCCGTGCCAGGCCATCAGGTCAGCCAGGGCTTGGCGGGTGCCGGCCATGGTGTGGAGTCGCAACTCTTCCTCGCCGCGAGTCTTTCGCCTCGCCGCAGTCTTTGCTGATCGTTCTTTCTGCGCGGCTGCCATGGCCTACCTCTTCTATTCCGCTGGCCGGCAGTGCGAGCCAGGTTTGACGTTTGCGTTGCTGAGTTCGGGCTATGCGGCGCATGAATCGATCTTCACCTGACGCCAGGCGCCGACCGCTTCGAAGATTCGTGCTGCGTGCGCTTCGTCCAGAGATATCGCCTCGGGAATGGCGATCCAGCCCGAAGCCACCATCTGGCTCTGATTGGCCTCGTCCCGCAGCTTCTTGTAGCAATGCTCGATTACGTCTTCCAGGTGGTCGGAGAGGTAGACACCATCGGGCGCCACCTCCACTGACTTGCTGTATCGGTCACCGCGGGCATCGATGCAAAGGGCGCTGAGGTAGATCGTCCACCGGTGAGGGATGCCGCAGACCGCCTGGCCAATCTTCCCTGGGGCGATGTTCTTGAGCGACTTGTAATTGATCATGCCCTGGCGGCCGCTGGGGTCGATATTGACCACCGCAACGTGGTTGGCAGCCAGCAGCGACCGGCATGAACGGTCAATGCGGGCTTTGAGGTTGTGCGGCTTGCGCTTGCTCATAGGGCCTCCGCGAGTTTGCGCAGCGCCTTACGTTCTGCCGCTGTGATGGGCGGCTTGCGGCGCTTGAGGATGGTTTCGGGGTCGATCTTTTCCGAGCGCTTGGCCGGGTCTGGATTGATCGCCGGACTATCGCCAATGGTGAGTTTTCCGCCAGCGGCAAGGTGCCGTTGTACCTGACTGGAAAGCTCCAGCGCTTTTTCGCGCCGGAACTCGATGTCTGATTTGAGGTTGCTGATCATGCTGCCGCCCTGGCGAGTGTCACCCCGGCCATGCTGAAGGTTGATCCCTGCGCCGCGACCATCGCGTCGAGCGCTTCCCAGTTGACCGAAAGGACGCTGATCGGCGCTTGACCATATGCCACGGCTTTCACCAGGGCCTCGAAGTCCGTCACGTTGGCCTGCAGCGTTACCTGCTCCACCGCTTTGCTCGATACTGGCTTTGCGGTCTGGGCCACGAGGGCCGTCGTCTGGATCGGCGCGGCGCGGACAGGCTCTGGTGTCGCCGCTTTCTCTATGACCGGCTCTGGCTTGATGGCTGCCAAGCGTTCCGCTTCCTGCTCTTCGGCGATACGCTTCGCTTCGGCCTTTTCTCGCTCCACCTTCTGGTGTTCGGAGATTCGGAATTTGATCAGCGTCACCAGGTCGTCATTGGCCTTGGTAACCAGTTGCTGCACATCGCTGAACAAGAAGGCGTGATCAACGGCGAGCTCAGCCAAACTGGTCAGGTTCAAACGAATGCTATCGGCTGCTTGGCTTGCGTCGATCTTCGCCCGGGCCAGCTCGGTATCAACTGCATCCTGAAGGCTGGCGATAGTGCGCTTGCTCTTCATGGCGCCGGCAAAGTCCGAAACGACATGAGGCAGCGTGACTTTGCCAAGGGTCTTGTTGATTGCGGCTATGTGATCCGCCAGGGCGATCTCGGCTTTTTGCTTGATGTTGGTCTTCACCAGCAGCTCTTGAGCCTTCACCAGCTTGTCGACCTTCAGGCGGGTTTCGCGGGCATGAGCGCTGATGCGGTCCAGCGATGAAAACAGCTCGTCGATGCTTTGGGTCTGCGACAGGGCCTGCTTCTTGGCGACCGCGACAGCCTCTTCAACATCACCGCACCACTTGACCGCCTTCTTCGCGTCGGCGAAGTCCTGGTCCGTAGAGAGTGTGGTTTTCACCGAGTCGATGACCGCCAGGGCCGAATCTTCAAACACCTTCAGGTTGCTGGCGGTGACCATGCCGGTTAGCTCGATGCGCAAGGCTGGCAGCTCCTCAGGCGCCTTGCCGACGACGATTGAAGGCGTGTCGGCCATCTCGAAGTTGGCCAGGTCCGCCTCGAACTGTTTCCAGCCTTCGATCAACTGGGCCGCGCGCCCGGCGACCGGACGGTATTCCATGTGCACGAAGTTTTCCGGCGTGCCGTCCGAACAAACAAAGATCACTCGCTCTGCGCCACTGACCAGCAGTTGCTGCTCAAGCTGCCAGTAGTAATGCGGATCCAGGTCGCCGGCTTTCACCTGGGCCACGACCGACTCGTTCCACAGCTTGTGTTCGAACAGCGTCTCGCCGAGCATCGTGGCGCCATCCATGGATGCCAGCAGGTTGCCTTCAGTTCCAACGATCGGATACAGCTCTTCGCCGATCAATGCCTCAGCTAGTGGCCGGGCCAGAGCTTCGGTAGCGTGGCCTTTGTCGAAGATGAACTGCTGAGATGGCGTGACATCGGGCGTGATGCCGGTCTTCTTGGCCGCCAGCAGATCTGTGCGGGTCTGGTACTTCGATGCGCCCATCATTGCTGGTGCTTCAGAGGCGGTGAAGTGCTGAGAGCGAAGGGCCAGCCACTCGGCGGAGCCTTGAGCTACGTTGTGAATTTTCATGCTGCATCTCCATCGAGGGCTTTGAGGTTGGTGATTTTTTCAATCTGCGCCGGGCTCAGCGTGTACTTGCTGCTGATGGTCGCAATGAGGTGTTCGGGGCTGGTGCGGTTCGAGTCGATAAGTGGCTGCCACTTCGCGATGTTCTCGGTCAGTAGGTCGTCGGAGTAGGCGGGTAGCGATTCCGGTTCAGGCTGGGCGTGTTGTCGAGGGCTGACATCGCGCGCCGGCTCCTCGAATGCTTTGCCTTCCATCTCGTCGGCCGTTGGCGCTGATCCGACTTCAGGAAAAGCTTTGCGCAGGGCCTGGGCTTCGGCGCATTTGGCGAGCTGGGCAAATGCTCGACGCTTCCACATGGCGTTGGGCGCCGCAGTGTCCTTGCTGGCTGTTGCGTAGTTTTCAAGCCAGCGCTCGTTGGCTGTGTATTCGGCTACCAGACCGTTGCTCATCTGCCGCTTGACAGTCACACGACACCATTCGGGGTACGTGACCTCTACGCCGCTCAACTTCGCCGTTACTGGAGGGCCATATTCAGGCTCGCTGATTCCGGCGTACTGGCCGGTGCGCGCCGCCTGGATGCGGTATAGGCCGATGCCAGGCATCACCGTGTCCTGCATCTTTTTCGTTTTGGAGTTCCAGATCGGGACGATGTGTACCGGCTTCAACATTGGGTCAAGGTGTGCGGCCTGGCAGTAAGCCAACACCATCACGACTGAGTTCTTTTCTGCACCGGGGTAGAGGCTGCTACTCAGCACTTCGACGAGTGCGGCCTCCGACATCGCAGGCGTGTTGTCGTCCTGCTTCATTACTGCGGACATGGGGATTCCTTGCCGCGATGCTCGCAGCGATTGAAGGTGTTGGTTATTGAGTGATTCGATCGGCGAGGGCGCCGAGCAACATCAGGAAGGTGCAGACGGATAGGGCAGAGAAAGAGCCGCGCCATATGAGCATGCGTCGGGTGCGCTGGTGGGCGGTCATGGCGAGCACATCGGCAAAGCGCTGTAGCAGTAGTAACGCTGCTCGGTTCCGTCGTCGTAGTTCACTTCGCCCTGGGCGCCGCAACCGCAAGTGGCAGTTTCAAGCTCGTCCGGCTCTGGCTGATCGACCAATTGGCAGTTTGTGCCGCCGCAGTGCGGGCACTCGGTATGGGTCAAATTGCTGAATGGCCCGACCCATCGAATCCCTGTCTGTCCACAGTTTCCGCAGATCATCGTCATGGCCGAACCCTCACCGCAATGCACCCGCCCTTCATGGTCGGTGCCAGGCGCTGCGGCAGATCCCGCACCAGGTCCTCACGCTTGCGGCCGATGAGCTCATTGAAGGGAAGGCCAAAGCCCCGGATGGCAATGCGGCGCTCGATATCGTCGATCTGCTCGTCGATCAGCGATTTAACCGGTGCGGTGGTCATGCAGCCTCCTTGCGCGAGACCTTGTTGAGGCGTGCGCAGTAGTGGTCGAATTCCTTGAGGGTGATCGTTTCGTCAATCAAGAACTGGGCGATCATCCGCTGAACAATTAGCGCCTCTTCCTGCGTGCTGGCGGCATGCGTGAGGCTTTCGAGTGCTTCGTCGATCAGGATGTGTGCGCTCATAGGTCACCATCCACGTCGTCCTCGGCCGCTTCCCGCTCTGCTGCCACCGCGTCGGCGGCGTATGGCCTGAGCAGCGCGATGGCGATCTTCTCGGCGGCTGCGATTGGGTGTTGCTGGCCGATTAAGTCGGCAGCGTGGCCGCGTGAATCTGACTGGCTGCCGAGGATCGAGGATAGGAACAGGCGGGCGAACGAGTCGCGCTCGTCCAGGCCGTCGATCTGGCGCTGATTCAGGATGCCTTGCAGGTAGGTGCAGTACCGGTCGAACGTGACAACCTGCGGCCGGCCGTAGCGCCGCTTCCAGGTGATGTCCATCCCGCACACCAACTGCTCGGCTGAGTGCTCCAGCCACTCCTGTTCCGCGCTCGCCTCGCTGACCTCTGGAGGCAACTGAGCGTCGTAACGCTCCTGGCATATCTTCAATGCTGCGTTCATGGTCGCCTCCAGTGTTCCAGGTCCAGCCACAGGTAATCGACGTGCTGCCCTGGCCCGTGCTGGGCGTAGACGCGGTCGCGGTGTTTGAGGTTGACGTGCAGCTTTGCCTTTTTCCTCGTAGGCCAGGCACTGCCGCAGATCTTGCAAACGTGAGCTACAAGCTCTTCGGCCATGGTTGCCTCCAGGGTGGCGGGTCAGTCGGTGGGCGGGGAAGGTAGTGGCATCCAGTGGGTGATCCACCAGTCATCGCCGTGCGGGGAGCTGTAGCTGTCGAAGTAGGAAAGGTCTCGGCTGTTGCAAACGGGCACGTACTCGCCCATTGCCACTTCATTTCCTTCTTCATCGTTCGGAGATCCGTCTTCGTTTTCATGGCGGCGGATGTACTTCACGGAAACCAGCAGGTCGCAGCGATGCTCAGGCCTGCGGTCGTCGTTGACACTGATCCATTCGCTCATGGCGACCTCCAGTGTTTGGGGTTAGGCGGGTTATTCGTGATGACCGGTCAACGGGTTGAACCGATAGGCACCGTCCTCAGAAACAGCAGGGTGAACCCCGTTTTCATCGGCGCCGTCGCTGGCTTCTTGGTCGTCACACTCAATGCAGTTATCGCCGCGCTTTTCGTCGACATGGATGACTCGGTTGCAGGTCAGGCAGTGTCCGTAATCGGTTGGGTCTGGCGGCTGGAAGTTCATGACTCGTTCCTTTGGTTCACCTGTATTCGTTCAACACTCCTTCCTCCCGCTGGTTGCCGATGGGCACGGGGGGAGTGCTGACGGGTAGAGGCGGGAAAGGGTGCAGGCGCCGAGCGCTACCTCGGACGCTTCTGGTCTGGCTACGGATGCCCGTAGGCCCAGGAATCACCTGCATGAAAAGCAATAAACGAATTACTGAATGAATCTGCGGACGGGGCGGACACGGAGCTCGAGGTTCTTGACGAAGTCGTACTGACTGCCACCAGCGAAGCCCATGTAGAATGCGAGGTCGGCTGAGCGCTGCGAACTCGACCACACCCAGCCGGCCAACTTTCCATTCAGGTTTAGCCAGATCTCGTACAGTTCGGCGGCAGCGGGTAGGTAGAAGTCACCATGCCCTTCGGCGATGTGTTCGTATGCGGCAATCGCAGCCGGGTATTCGCCGTCAGCGTTAACCAGGGCTTCGGTGTTCGCCCGACCATCGATCAGACTTGTGGCCGGCGACTCATCGCCATACTGGCCCCACTCAAAACTGCCCAGCTCATCACCCAGAACCAGGTGGTAGCCCTGGGCGCCGTTACGGACCGGGATGAAGCCGGCGTAGATGCCGCCCTGTCCAGGCCATACAGCGCCGATTTCAGGGATGGTGAGTTGTTGTTGCTCTGCTGCTTGCATGGTTATTCCTCGTTGGTTGTCATCCCAAGCAGCCCTCGCGAGAAGGCTGCTCAGTGATGCTGTCCAGTTGAACCCCCGAGAAATCCTCGGTAGTTCGTTTCTCCACCACGCGCATCGCCCGATTCATATCTCTGGCCAGGTCACACATTTCGTGGACGGTGTTCTTCCCGGCTGGCTTGCGTGGTTTCGCGTACTCACATGTGGGAGTACGGCAGCTACCAGAGGCTGCATGGACGACGGTTTAGCTTTCTCACCACCGGGGTTGCCGGTACGTCGTTGGGTCACGTCAGGTTGTGTAAAGAGCGACTCCGAGTCGGAGCAGGCTGTGAGGCCCTTCGCAGTCCCTCGTAAGTCGCTGCGATGGGTGGACTATACGAATCCTCATAATTTACGTCAATACGTTTATGCATAATATTTTTCGTGGGCGTAAAAAAGCCCGCGCTCGGCGGGCTCAGTTGGCTCAGTAATGAGTCAGCGTATTGAGATTCGGTATCGCTTATTCGACTGATTTAGCTGGGCCTGAACCACCACCGGTATGTTCCCGCTCACCGTCGGACGTATCGCCTCGTATGAGCATGGGACAATCGGATAGAAGGACGAGACGTCAGCCTTGTTCGGTATGAGCTTCAGGTTGAGAAGGTCGTATTTGCTAGCGATGTCGGCCATCAGCGTGGTGCAGATAGCTGATCCGTTGTCGGCGAATTTCGGATCGCGGGTCTGGGCCTTTTCTGTCTGGCGCTGAAGCGAGATCACCTGAAGCCTCAAGGGTGCAAGGTCAGGATTTTCGACGTAGCCAGAATCGTCGCACCGCAGAGCCTTCATCGACGCGGCTGCCTGGTTTGATCTCAGATTGAGCTCGCCGATGGAGGTGCATGCAGCGCTGCCATAGTCGCCACTGGCAACGCAGGCAGGTGCACTTGCCAAGTACTGGCGGTCGATATCGCGAAGCTCCGACATATCACAGGCGGCCGCGAGCGCGGCGCCTGGCGAAAGAAGGGCGATCAGCAGGGGGATATTCTTCATGACGCGACCCACACCATTGCTCAACAGTTGAGCATGCATTGTAGGTCGTTTTGCTATGCAGTTCTGCCGGGGCGCGGCGCTATAGCACGGAGCGCGGCCACTTAGCGTCCACGACGCGGCCAACCACCGACCAGGTGTCGTCCACTTCAACGGTGGGGAAGGCCGGATTCAGTGGCTTGAGGTAGGCCCTGCCGGAATCCCAGATAAACTGTTTGAAGGTGGCTTCGTTGGTGTCGATCAGCTTGGCCACGACGTACTGGCCGTTTTCCACGTCGCCGCCTGGCGCCACCAGGATCAGCATCCCTTCGCTGAAGCTCATACCGTTGGTGGACGTCATCGATGGCCCCTTCACCTTGAGCCAGAAGCCATTTGGCCCGGCCCAGGCGTCAGACGGGTGCATCGCCTCAAAGTCGCCTACGTTGAACAAGTCCATTGCCTCCGCTGCAACCCCTGCCTGCACCCAGCTTATTTCTGGGTATTCGTAGTACCTGTTCGGCCCTGGGGCCGCTTCCACGTTAGCGTCAAAAGTTTCGTCACCTGTGCCGTACATGAGCCACTCCGGAGAAACTTTTAAAGCCCTGGCCAGCTTGGCAATAGTTGGCATTCGAGGGCTCGCACTCTCGCCGGAAAGTATCCGGTTGATGGTGGGTTGAGGAACAGATGACCTCTTGCCGAGCTGGGTCTCGTTCAGCCCCGCGTCGGCCATTTTTGCGCGTATGCGCCCAGCGATATCCATTACTCACCAAATATACGAATGCGGATTATGAGAATTCTATTGCATGGCGCAATGCATATTCGTATGATTTGTCATGCAAAACCTCATAGGATTCCAGTCATGACAGTTCAAGAGATGTTGAATCGCCTTTTCCAGCTCGGGCTGTCGCAGACAGAAGTAGCTGAACACTGCGGCACCACGCAGGCCACGATCTCCCGCGCAACCAGCGGGACGATGGTCGGCTACAGCACCGGCAAGGCAATCGAGCTGCTGCTTGCTGAGCGTGAGAAGACCGCGAAGAACACCGAATTCCAAGCCGCTTAAACCCATTCCAATCACACAAGGAAACACAGATGTCGTACTTCGCACCTGACCACCTCCACGACAAGCCGACCAAGGTTCGCCTGGACGAGGTCGCCGATGACTTGCTTACGGCTATGGCGCGCTTTCAGCGGACCCAGAAAGCCGTGCTCGCTCGCGAAATCCTGGAGCGCGGCCTGAACCAGATGATGGAAGAGCTTAACGCGAAAACAGACGTGGCCTGAAGTAGCCGAGGAGGCCCTGTGCCTGAAAGAAAACCGCTGGAAATCCAGCTCGACTGGCAGGGACTCGCTGATCTGGAGCTATTGGCCAGACGCAACGGGGTAACACCAGAAGAGATGGCCGCAACAATCATGAACCGGGCGATGGACCGAATGACTCGTCCACCAAAGAGCCGGAGCAACGTCGCTTCCATAGGACGGAAGGGCCAATAAGCCCCTCAGGGACTCATGAGGAACTGCCAATGAAACACCCATCAACCAAATCGCAGGCACAAAAAAACCGACGGGCTAGGTCGGTTCTTTTTACAGCGCTTGCAACAACGAACTGGAGCGAATAATGCCTATTCCCCAATCAATCGTCAACACCAACGCATCCGCGCCACGTTTTGCTACATCTGAAAACGTGGCGCGGGAAAAGATGAGCAGCTTTGATCTGCTTGAGCTTGTCAACTCCGCACGCGCAGAGTTCGGAGAAAGTGAGGTTCGGCGCAATGATTTCACCGCCCGGTGCCGGGATGAGCTCGACGGCGAATACTACGAAACTTTCGTAGTAAGAAATCAGCGCGGCCCAGCCTCCGAGGGACTGATGCTGACGAAGGATCAATGCCTCCTGGTTTCCATGCGTGAGTCGAAGGCAGTTCGCCGCAGCGTAGTCGCCAAGATCAACGCACTGGAGGCGCCAGAGCTCTCCACCATCCAGATCCTGCAGATCGCCATGGAGTCTGAAAAGGCCCGCTTGATGCTCACTGCCCAGGTCGAGCAGCAGGCCACGAAGATCCATTCCCTGGAGAACCTGTTCAAGGAGGGCATGACCCACACCCAATTCTGCAAGGGACTCAATGGGGTCAACGTCATGCAGGTGGGGAATTACCTGGAGTCGCGCAGCTGGCTCTACAACGAGAGCAAGTCCGGCGTGCGCCACCGTGTCGGCTCGTACGCCCGCGACAAGTACATGACCGAGCACCAGGTTGAAGTCACTCCGCACGGCAAAGACCCATTCATCTCCTACACACCCATCCTCCTGAAGAAGGGCGCCACCCGCCTGTACGACCTGTACCTGGCCGGCGAACTGCCCATGAAGAAGACCTGGGACGGCCTGTTTACCCACGACAAAGCAGTGCGAGGTGCCGCGTGAGCATGGGCCTTATGGTCGCCGCGATGAAGCTTCGCGTCGGCAATCCATTGCGCAAGCTTGTCCTGATCAAGCTGGCTGACAACGCTAGCGACATAGGTGAGTGCTGGCCGTCCTATCAGCATGTCGCTGACCAGTGCGAGATCAGCAAGCGCTCAGTAATGAACCACATCGCCGCCCTGTGTGAGGCCGGCTTGTTGCGAAAGGAAATCCGAAAGGGTGGCCCTAAAGGGAACTCGTCGAACGTTTACTTCCTCACTCTTGATGGTGGTGCACCTCCTGCACCAGGGGTAGTGCAGCAGATTCACCAGGGTAGTGCAGCAGGTTCACCCCCTAGTGAATCTCCTGCACCAGGGGGTAGTGCAGCAGCTGCACCCAGAATCAGTAACTCTCTTGAACCAGTCATGGAACCGGTCATTGAACCAATTACGCCCCAGGCTTCCGCCAAGGTCGTGACGGGACAGGTCGTGCCATTCGTTCCCCAGCAGCCACGAGTTGAGATCCCCGCCGACATGCCTGGCCCCAAAGACCAGGCCTGCAAAACTTTCAAGGTCTGGGCCAACTACGCCATGGCCTACCGCAAGCGCTACGGTGCCTGGCCGGTGTGGAACGCCAAGACCGGCAAGCAGACGGCGCTGCTGGTCGATCGCCTCGGCTCCGATGTCGCCCACCACGTCGCCGCCCACTTCCTGAAAACCAGCGATGCAGCCGTCCTGCGCAAGTGCCACAGCCTCAACGAACTGCTGGCCAACGCCGAGAGCTACCACACGCAGTGGGTGACCGGGCAGCGCATCAACGGCACAACCGCCCGCCAGATGGAACGGACTGAGGCAAACCTCTCCGCAGCCGAGCAGGCCGCCCAGATGGTTCTGGCAAAACGCCAAGCAGGTGACCGCAATGAATACCTCTGAAATGAACGACCAACAGGTTGCCGGGCTGGCCGCTGCCATCTGCGCAACGGCCGAGGCCATGGGGCAGGAAATGAACCCCGGTACGGCGGCGATGATGGCCGAAGACCTTTGCGCCTACCCGGTGCCCGTCGTCAAGGCGGCGCTGAAGGCGTGCCGCTTCGAAGTGAAGGGCAAGCTGGCTATGGCTGACATCCTGCAGCGTGTCCAGACCTCCGACGGCCGCCCTGGGAAGGACGAGGCATGGGCAATCGCCATGACCACCAACGACGAGTACGAAACCGTTGTCCTGACCGACGAAATCCAGCTGGCCCTGGCCGCTGCGAAACCCATCTTGGATGGCGGCGACAAAATCGGCGCGCGCATGGCCTTCATCGACGCCTACCAGCGGTTCGTGGGCCAGGCCCGCGAGGATGCGAAACCAGTCAACTGGCATGTGTCGGTAGGCTTCGACGCCAACCGCCGAATTCAGGCTGTGACCAAGGCAATGGAGCTGAAGCGCATTCCCCGCGAACACGCCCAGAAGTACCTGGCAGACCTTAGCGTTGAGCCGATCACCGAGGATGGTCGTGCCATTGCAGGTCTGCTGACTGGCAACGTCACTCAGCCAGCGCCTGTACTGCGCAAGAAGCTGGAACTGGTCAAGAACTCAATGATGGAAATGCGAATGGCCAGCGCCGAACGGAAAACCGAAATGCGGATTGCCGCGGCCAACGAATTGGCAGATCGCCGCGCATTGCTGATCAAGCAGGCCCAGGAATTGGAGCAACGGACATGAAACGAGCAAACCCAGCACAGCTACGCCAATCCATTGAGGTGGCCAACACCCTGGTCAAGCACGGAATCCGTTTCGTGTGCATGCCGGTGGTGGATGAGGCTGACGGCATGAATCTGGCCAGCCAGGCCGCCGAGCGCCTGGAGCGCATGGCATTGATCGCAGAAGCAGGGGAGAAGCGGGCATGAGCAATCACACAAAAGAAGAATGGCTGGTAGATCGCCAGGACTACTGCATCAGCGTAGAGCGAGACGGTGAGCCGCTTGAGATAGCCACGATTGGCGCGATGGACCACAACGGTATCAAGTTCGTGATCGCCGAAGAGTCGTGGGCCAACGCCTACCTGATCCGAACTGCCCCGCAAATGCTCGCAATGCTGGAAGAGCTGATGGCCAAGGCCTACAAGCAGAACTGGAACGATCAGTACCCCGAGCTGGTAGAGCGGGCCGAGAAGGTTGTTGCGCTGGCGAAGGCTGGAACCCCGTCTGACTTTGATGATGAGGCTGAGCTATGACCGACTACACCGAACTGAAGCGGCTGGCTGAGGCTTGCGGCGATTTGAATTGGCGCGCCATCCAAGAGAATTGGTGCGAGTGGGCGATCCGTGATGACCACGGCTACATCGCCACCCTGCGCACCAAGAGCGCCAAACATCCCGGTCCATGCCCTGACCGAGAAGCCAAAGCAAAGTTCCTCTGTGCTGTTACGCCAGCCACGGTCCTGGCCATGATCGCCGAGAACGAGCGCCTGAAGACGTTGCGGAGCACGACCGAACGTGATCTTGCGCAAGAGCTTGAGGTTTGGCGTAACGGGCCTTCTTGCTGGAGCTGCGGGGACACTGGTGATGTGCATGACATCGTCGGCGAATGGCGCGGCCAATGCGATTGCAATGCAGCCAAGTTGATTGACGCCACCGCCGAGCGCGACCAGCTCAAGGCCGAGATCGAGGCGCTGCGCAAGCGTATCGACGACATGTCACCGTTCAAGGGGGCGCCGCTGGCCGGGCAGGATACCAAGTGCCTGGCATGCGGCGGGTATCACTACGGGATGGGTGGGCTGCCTTGCCCGAACATGAGGTTTACGGCTCAAGCGGACCTGCCAGAGACTCGATCCGGCCAGATCGGCGCCGCCATGGTCAAGGGAGAGCAGTCATGACTCCAGTACGACCTTGCCCAAAATGTCGCGGGTATGACCTTGAGCGCCGCTGGTGTGGCCTGTGCGGTGGTCGCGGAATGGTTGAGCCTGATCGGCGCGATGCGGCCGCAGAAGTGTTCAAGCTGTTGCGGGATGGCAAATGATGGCTGACCGAATCAGCGTTAACTGCCGCTCCATGCTCACCGAGGCCATCACCCGCATGTCCAAGATGTTCGAGGACAAGCACTTCGTGGTGGTGAGCCTTCGCCCTGGAAAGGACCGCACGCTGGACCAGAACCGCCTGTGGTTCGCGATGTACAAGCGCATCGCCGAGATGACCCAGATCGGTGACGCCGCCGACGCCCGGAGCTACTGCAAGCTGCACATTGGCGTGCAGATCCTGCTGAACGAGGACGCTGGGTTTCAGGCTGAGTGGTACCGGGTGATGCGTCACCTGCCGTACGAAACGAAGCTGGCCATGATGGGGGAGTGCAAGCTCTTCGGCCCTGACGGTTTCCCGGTGACCAGCCTGTTCAATCGCGCCCAGGGCATCGCATACACCGATCGCATCGTCGCGCGCTTTGCACCGCAGGGCGTGTACTTCTCTGACCTGCTTAGCCAGGAGGCAGCATGAAAAGTGGACATGAGCGCCCAGTGAACTCCTTGGCGGCAAGAGTGGTTTCGCGTGGTGAGTCATTCGAATATCGAGGGCTTGAGACCGAGGTTTGCTCATCCCTGCCTATCCCCATAAAGGAATTGCCCGAAGGCATGGAAAACCTCGTCGGTAGAAGATTCGGTCGATTGGTTGTGTCTGGATGGATTGGTCAGGGGAAGGGGCGGTGGTCATGCCGTTGTCAGTGCGGGAATTACGTTGTCCGCAGAGCTAAGGCCATTTGGCAAGCTGCACCGGATGCGTCCTGCCAGCAGTGCTATCTGATGGCAGTTTCCAAGCGCAAGGAATTCATCCGCAGGACCGGAAAGCAGTGTGAGACTCGGGAGTTCCTTATATGACCATCGAACGGAAGCCGGCCAAGCCGAAGAAATGCCGCGTCGCTACGTGCAGGGCCTTATTCGTGCCTTCGCGTATGGGCCAGGCGGTGTGCAGCCAAGCCTGCGCAATGATCGACGCCCCACGGCATGAGCCGAAGGCGCGCAAGGCGCTGGCCGATATCGCCGCCCAGGTCGAGCACGCCGGCAAGAAGTGGGATGTCCTGATCTGGAAGCGACTACTGACGGCCGCCTGGCTGCGCGAGTCGGGCGATCAGCCGCAGATGATACCGGCGGTAGACGGTCACGGCTTCGACGTCATCTACGAGCGCACCAGCAAGCTCACCGTGAAGCAGTGCGGCGAGTTGATCGAGTGGGTGCATTGCTTCGGCGCCGAGCACCATGTGCGGTGGACGCAAAAGGATAATTGGGGAGGGCGCTACTGATGACGATCGAACGTAAACAACCAAAGCCCAAGACCTGTAAAAACCCCGAATGCAGGGCCTCATTCGTCCCGCAGCGCCTCGGGCAGGCGGTGTGCAGTCCAAAGTGCGGCCTTGCCATCAAGGACGTGAACCAGGCGAAGGCGCGCAAGTCGCTGGCCCAGGTTGGCCGCGCCGACATCAAGGTACGTAAAGAGGCCCTGAAAAGTCGCGGCGACCACATGCGCGAAGCACAGCAGGCGTTCAACGAGTACATCCGCACCCGGGACCAGGCTGCCGGTCACCTCTGCATCTCCAGCGGCAAGCCGTTGGACTGGAGCGGTAACGCAGTAGATGCCGGCCATTACCGCAGCGTCGGCTCTGCGCCGCACCTGCGCTTCGATGAGCGCAACTGCCACGCACAGAGCAAGCAGGATAACCGGTTCCTCTCCGGCAACGCGGTGGACTACCGGATTGGCCTGATCGCGCGCATTGGCCAGGAGGCGGTCGACGCACTGGAATCCGACCAGAGCGTGCGCAAGTACACCGTGGATGAGATCAAGGCCATCAAGGCCGATTACCGTGCCAAGACCCGCGAACTGAAGAGGGGCGATGCAGCATGATGAAACTCAATTCGGCGCGGCTCGCATGGCATGACGCGCTGTACACCCCGTGGGACAGCCAGGGATCCCACATTGAGCAGATCGGCCTTCTTGGCTGCTCGGTGCAGAAGACCGAGAAGTCGGTGAACAGCCGGCACGCGATGCAGCAATCGATCTCGGCACGTATCCAGCACGCTATAGCGTCACTGCCGGATGACCTACGCGCATTCGGCAACCACATGTACAGCCCGATCGCCACGGACGACGAGAAGGATGAAGCCGAGGACTTGTTGTTTCAGGTTGCCTACCAGAATTCCTCTCGGCTCGCTGTGATGTCCGCCGCCAAGATGATGCGCGCCCGGTATGTGTGCGCGGCCATCCTTCACCGGTACCGTCGAATAAATCAGGGTGGTCAGGGTGAGGGAGTCGACCCGCTGCCGACCGTGTTCAAGCTTCGGGTATGGATATACGACACCTACGGCATCGAACTACCAGGTGATCAGTGGGCGAGGGATTGGGGGGATTTTGTGGGTCACTGTTTCGACGCGTGCAACTGGCTGGATAAGGAGGCGCTGGTGCCGGTTTCGAGTGCAATAAAAATGATGAAGGAAGCTGCTTGACGCCATGTCGGCGTTTTGGCACTATTTCGCCATCCTGATAATTTTGCCTTCGGCAACTTAATCACTGATCCAAGAAAACCCGGCCATCGAGCCGGGTTTTTTATTGCCTTGAATCCAACCTTCTGGAGGTGTACGTGAAGCTGAAAGCCAAAAGCAATCTGCTGGAGCGCGCCAGAACGGCATGGGAGGCGGTCGCACGCCAAGTTGGCGAGACCGACTTCTCGCGCCATCCACGCACCGGCGAGTATTTGCATCCCGGTGTCGCCATGGGTTGGCGGATCCACAAAAAGAATCTGTAGTTTCACCTGTAACCAGGGCAGCCTCACGGAAGGCCTGGACGTCGATAGCCGGGTAGTGCGACGTACGGAATCAACACCGGCAGCCCGCGCACCCTGACCTCACTGTGCTTCCAGGGTGGCGCGAGACAAGAACTGCGAGATCGATGCATTGGGGTGTCGACGCCGTGATGGTCTTTGGCTGGCAGCGTGGGAAGACACGCGCACCTATTCAGGGCCTCGACATTGATCGGGGCCTTCTTGTTTTCGGCCCCGCCACGCCCTTCGCTCTGAGCTGGGAGTGCCGCCGGGGCTGATCTATTCATGATGGAGTATCCAATGGCAGAACCAACGAGCACTGCCGCCGGCGTATTGCTGGTGAAGTACGGCGTGGTCATGGCTGCATTCATTGGCTCGATTCTGTCTCTCGGCTTTCTGAGGGATCTAACCCGGGGCCAGGCAGCCGCAGCGGTGGCCACCGGTTTCTTTTTCTCGATGTACCTGTCTCAGCCTGTCACTGGCTGGATCGCTACGCGGCTCGACCTTGTAGTCGATGACAACCTCCTATGTGGCGTTGCCTTCGTACTTGGCCTGACCGCCATGAACATCATCCCGGCCATCAAAGCAGTCATAGGGTCCTTCCCGACGACGCGAGGTGCCTGACATGAGCAGTATTCTTGTATCGGCGCTGAGCGCGGCTGACGCGTTCCTATGTGTCCTTGTCGCCCTGGCGGCCTGTGACTACCTGCGCCGCGTAAGGCCGGTCGACCATCCACTCCTATGCACGGCCTTCTACTTGGTAGCCATTGGTGCATTCGGCGCTTTTGTCACCTCGATCCAGGGGCATTGGGTAAACCCGTTCGGCGTGATGCTTCACGCGGGCGTTGTGGTTTATGCCTGGGCGAAACGCGGCCAGGTAATGGCCTGTACTGATTAATCCGCGCCACGATTTGGTGCATTCGAAAACGTGGCTCGGAGATTCAGGCTTATGGATAGGCCATACCCACCCGCATCATTGCTTGAGCTTTCCGATCTGTCCGACTTCGGCATCCGCCTGACGCCTGCGCCAGAAGTGTGGGAATGGCTCCAGGCCGAGATCCTCGCCGACACCGGCACCATTCACAACGAAGACCATGCCCACCTACTGGATGCAGACATCCGTGTGATGTGGGCGTCGTCAGCATTCGAGAAGCAGGGTCGTACAGTTCTTGGCCAGGCCGAGCAGGTAGCGTTTCGCGCGGGTGGTTGGCAGAAGGCGCGTATGGAGCAGCAAATGCGCGATTGGTTCGGCGAGGTGCCGGCCTTCATCATCACTCTGGCTGCCGACTACTGCGCCCAGTGCAGTGATCTTGAGTTCTGCGCCTTGATCGAACACGAGCTGTATCACCTGGCTCACGCGACCGACAAGTACGGTCAACCAGCATTCACCCAAGACGGCGCACCGAAGATCAAGCTGCAGGGCCACGACGTCGAAGAGTTCGTCGGTGTGGTCCGCCGGTATGGTGCAAGCCCTGACGTTCAAGCGTTGGTGGATGCAGCAAACAGTCCTGCTGAGGTGGGTAAATTGAACATATCGAGGGCTTGCGGAACCTGTCTGCTCAAGCTGGCCTGATTCTGGACAGGCATTGGACGGATGAGAATTTATGGCAGTCCTTCAAAACGAAGTGAAGGCCTTTATCGTGCAGGCGCTGGCTTGCTTCGATACGCCGTCACAAGTGGCTGAGTTGGTCCAAAAGGAATTCGGGCTGACCATCACGCGGCAGAAGGTTGAATCGCACGACCCCACGAAGATCTCCGGCAAGTTCCTGGCTAAGCGCTGGGTGACCTTGTTCGAGGATACCCGCAAGCGTTTCCGTGACGACACAGCAGATATCCCTATCGCGAACCGGGCATTCAGGTTGCGAGCTCTGGGCCGGATGGCTGAGCGCGCAGAGAACATGAAGAACATTGCGCTCGCTGCCCAGCTGCTGGAGCAGGCCGCCAAAGAAACCGGTGGCACCTACACCAACAAGCAGCAGGTAGATCTCAGCTCGACCGACGGGACGATGACTCCCGCAAAGGACCGCCCGATTGACGCCGAGCTGGTTAAAGCCCTGGTAGACAAGCTGGTGGACTGATGGCTATCAAACCGATCGAGTGGGACGCGCTGAGCCACGCTGAGCGCTCCGCCTTGGTCGCGGCGGGCGAGCATAGCCCTTTGGCCTTCACCAGCCTGTGGTTCAACATCACGCAGGGCGACAGCTTCAGGACGAACTGGCACCACCACTACTTCGACTATGCCGCCCGCAAGATGCTTGCCGGTGACGCGCAGAACATCGTCGTGAACATCCCGCCAGGCGGCACCAAGACCGAGTTCTGGTCTGTCCACCTACCGGTCTACACGATGGTGAAGCACCGCCGGGTGCGCATCCTCAACACCAGCTATTCCAAGAGCCTGGTAGACGAGAACAGCGAGCGCAGCCGCTCCCTGGTCAAATCGACCGAGTTCCGCGAGTTCTATCCCTTCGATATCGAGAAGGACAAGGTAGACGACTGGACACTCGCCAAGGATGGGAAGCGCGTACACCAACTGTTCAGCCGTTCAAGCGGTGGGCAGATCACCGGTGTCCGTGGCGGCTACATGGGCGACGAGTACAGCGGTCACATCCAGGCGGATGACTGGGACAAGATCGACGACCTCTTCAGCGAGGCGAAGCGCCGGAAGTCGCACACGCGGCTGGTTAACACCTTGCGCAGCCGGAAGGCGCACAGCGGCACGCCGTTCGTTGCCATTCAGCAGCGCGGCCACATTGACGATTCGACCGCGTTCCTGCTGTCCGGCGGCATGGGACTGAAGATCGATCTGCATATCAAGATCCCAGCCCTGGTCAATCAGGAATATATCGATTCACTGCCTGACGGCATCCGCGAGCGCTGCATCAAGAGCGTGTGCGGGTCAGAGCAGGTAGACGGCTACTGGTCGTACTGGCCAGCCAAGGAAAGCGTTCACGACCTGATCGCGCTCCGCACGGCTCACCCGTACACCTTCAGCAGCCAGTACATGCAAGACCCCGACACGCTCGACGGCGGGATCTTCTCTGCTGATGACTTCCAGTACTACGGCGACGTGGACGCTGGTGCCGATCTGCCGCTGCCGGAAAAATTCGACTACCGCTTCATCACCGCCGACACCGCCCAGAAGACCAACACCTGGAACGACTGGACGGTATTCGCTGAGTGGGGCGTGTTCGAGGGCCGCATCTACCGGGTTGGCATGAAACGCGGGCGGATGGACGCCAAGACGCTACGCCGTGAGTTCGAGGCGTTCGTCAAAGGCGCCTGGGCCAAGAACGGTAAGGCCAACGGCATCCTGCGTCGGGTCTACGTCGAGGACAAATCAAGCGGTACCGGCCTCATCCAGGAGATGGAAAAGCGCCTGCCACTCAAGGTGACGCCAGTACCTCGGGACCGCGACAAGCTGACCCGTGCCCTGGACGTGCAAGGCTTCCACGCTGCCAAACTGGTCTGCCTGCCATACGACGACAGCCAAAACTACGAGTTCGTGTGTGAGGTCGCATCCTTCACCGCCGACGACAGCCACAAGTACGACGACCAGACAGATGTGATGATCGACGCCTTGTCCGAGGTTTACATCAAGGGCAAGCGCTCGATCCGCGACCTCCTATAACCAATTCGGTGACCCCATGAGCAAGAAGGGCTTAGTGCCAGCAGACAAAAAGCTGGGCAAAGCCCTTGTGCGGGCCGCTCAGAAGTACGAGGCGCAGATCAAGTCGTCGAGCGATGGCTTGGTGAACGTCGTGTCCGGCCTGGGCACCCAGAAGGCCAAACGCTCACACAACCAGTTCCAGTACGGTTTCCTGAACGACTTCCAGCAGCTGGACGCGGCGTATCAGACCAGCTGGCTTGCCCGCGCGATCGTGGACTACCCGGCCGAGGACATGACCCGCGAGTGGCGCACCCTCAAGTGCGACGACGCGGACGTGATCCGGGCCGAGGAAGACCGCCTGCAACTGCCAGCAATGGTGAGCGAGGCCACAAGTTGGGCGCGCCTTTACGGTGGCGCAGGAATCCTCATGCTGACCAACCAGGACCTGACCAAGCCGCTCAAGCCGGAGAAGATCAAGAAGGGCGACCTGTACCGCCTGCTGGTCATCGACCGCTTCGACATGACGGCGATGGACATGAACCAGTCGAACATCCTGGCTGCGAACTACTTGCAGCCTGAGTTCTACACCATCTCGGCCGGCGCGCAGCAGATCCACTGGACGCACTTCGCCCGGTTCGCCGGTGCCAAGTTGCCGCGCCGCCAGCGTGCGCAGACGCAGGGCTGGGGTGACTCAGAGCTGCGTAAGTGCCTCGACGACGTGATGGACATCGTAGCCAGCAAGGACGGCATTGCCGAGCTGATGCAGGAAGCGAACGTCGACATCATCAAGCGCGAAGGCCTCTCGGATGAGTTGGCCGGCGATCAGGACGATGCCATTACGGCGCGCTACGCCCTGTTCAGCATGATGAAGTCCTCGATCAACCTGGCGCTGCTGGACGGCGAAGAGACCTACGACCGCAAGACCCTGGACCTGTCCGGGGTTGCTCCAGTGCTCGACCTGCTCATGACCTGGATCGCTGGTGCTGCTGGCATTCCAGTGACGCGCCTGTTCGGCGAGTCAGCCAAGGGCCTGGGCAACGATGGCCAGGGTGACGACACCAACTACTACAACCACCTCTCATCGAAGCGCCTGACGCAGATCGACCCCGGCCTTCGCCAGCTCGATGAGGTGGTGGTGCGTTCGGCCACCGGCCGCTGGCTGGATGACTTCAACTACGTCTGGAACCCGTACAAGCAGCCGGACGCTGTGCAGATTTCCGCAGCGAACAAGGCCAAGGCCGAGACTGACCTGCTCTACAAGGACGGCGGGATCGTCACGACCAGCCAGATCCAGCGCCGCCTTCAGGCCGAAGAACTCTACCAGTTCGACGACGACAAGATCGCCGCGCTGGAAGAGGACGAGGACCTGACCATGTTCAACGATCCGGTGAATGACCCGGACAGCAAAGGTGATGAGTGATGAAGGTATTCAGCCGCGCGCCTGACGGTAAAACGCACGTCCGCCTCTGGCATGGGCCGTACAACGGTGGATGGGTGTGGTTCGACAAGAAGCAGTGGAAGCGCTTTTCGTGCGGTTGGCGTAATCCAACACTCTGGTGGTGCTTGGGCGGCTTCTGTGGGCGCCTCACTCTCCAGTCGGTTCCGTGGGGCAAAGATCCCGGCGCTGCCGCCCGCCAGACGGTAGCCGATGCCGTCAAGCAGGCGAGCTGAAGAGGCTGTAACCCATGGACATGATCGGCATCCAGTACAACGCCAAGCTGCAGCGGCTGGTGAAGCAGGTCAAGGAGTCGATCAGCAAGGAGCTCATGCCGCTGGTCCGCCAGCTGGCGCCGGAGTACACACAGGACGCAGTGGTCACGACTGACGCCTGGTCCGACCTGATCATCAATGCCATATCCACTCTAGTGAGCCGCTGGTCTTCACCGACGGTTCAGGCCGCCGGCGCGCGCATTGCCGGTGAGTTCGTTCAGTCATCGCTCAAGAAGTCCGAGCGAGACCTGAAGAAGTCGGCCGGCATCGACGTGTACAGCGGCAACAGCGTAATGCAGGACTACCTGAAGGCTTCGGCCCAGCAGAACGCCCAGCTGATCAAGTCCATCCCCGCCAAGTACCTGGAAGAGGTTCAGACGCTGGTGATGGCGAACATGCGTTCCGGCATGCGCCCTGGCTACATCGAGAAGGCGTTGCAGGAGCAGTTCGGCGTGACCCAGCGCCGCGCCAAGATGATCGCCCGCGACCAGACATCGAAGATCAACGGAGAACTGGCAGAGAAGCAGCAGAAGGGCGCCGGCTTCGAGTACTTCCAGTGGATCGACTCCGACGACAGCCGTGTCCGGCATCGCCACTCGGAGATCGCCAACAAGGTCACCGCCTACGGCAAAGGGATATACCGCTGGGACGACCTGCCGCTGAGTTCCGACGGCGTGCCGATCAAACCGGGCTCTGACTATCAATGCCGATGCATCGCGCGCCCAGTGAGCGCTCGCGAGGTCAAGGCCAACCAAGACGCAGGCCGCACAGCGCCAGGCGTCTACCGCTAATTCATCCAATCCGCGAGGCCGCAACATGAAGTGCACGGTTTTCGACCGGGCTGGGTATCGCATCACCCAGCGAGAGTACACCGACGAGGGGTTCCTCAAGGTGCCGGCCAGGGTGGCTCGCACCGGCATTCAGGAATACCTGGCCCGAGAGCTTGGGCTCGACGGTGACCCAAGCCGCATTGTTCGCGTGTATCGGCCGCCCGAAGAAGTTTTCTCGCCGGATTCGCTGAGTACCTACGACTCCAGCGACATCACCAACGATCACCCGAAAGAGCTTGTCACCGCGCTGACCTACAAAGGCGTGGCGGTTGGTGTTGTGCGTGGGCCTGGGCGTCCAGATGGCGACTTTGTGGCCGCCGACCTGATCGTTAAGGACCAGAAGACCATCACCGACATCAATGCCGGTAAGTGCGAGGTATCCGCCGGCTACACCGCAATTTACGACCACGCGCCGGGCGTTACCGAAGACGGCCAGGCGTACGAATACATCCAGCGTGAAATCCGAATCAACCACGTTGCGATCGTTGACCGAGCAAGGGCGGGCGCCAATGCCCGCGTTTTTGACCACAACCCAGGAGGCAACACAATGCCTGTACTTATCACCACCGATAGCGGGCGCAGCGTTGATGTTGCTGATCCTGCGAACGCCCAAGTGGTCGCCGACTCGTTCGACCGATTGCTGAAGCGTGCCACCGATGCGGAAACCAAGGCTGATAAGGCCCAGGCGACCGCTGACAAGGCTGCCGAAGACCTGGCAGAGGCCCGCAAAGCTTCGAGCGACGTCGCAATTGGCGAGCGCGTCAAAGCCATCAGTGCAACCCAAGCCCTGGCCCGCAAGGTCGCCGGCGACGGTTTCACCTGTGACAGCCTCGACGTGATCGAGATCAAGCGCGCCGCCCTGGCAGTTGCCCTGCCGAAGCGTGACTGGTCGGATAAGTCCGCCGGCTACGTTGAGTGCGCCTTCGACGCCGAGTCCGACAAGGATGAGGACGAAGACGAAGACGACGACAAGGACGAGAACGGCAACAAGAAGCCAAAGATGCCCACCGGTGACACCGCCGCGATGTTCGCCCAGTTCATGCAGCTGGCGAAGGACGGTGCAACCAATGCAGCGACCACCGACGCCGCACCGACCCCGTACCAGGCCCACAAGCAAAGCTTGTCCGGCGCCCACAAACAGAAAGGAGCCTAACCATGCCAGTTCAAGGTGGTAACGCAATCAACCACGGCGTCGCGTACGCGGGCATGGTCGCTGATGGTGAAGTGTCCAACGGCGTCTCCAAGCTCAACAAGGGCACCGCGAACATCGCTTACGGCCTGGGTGTCGTCAGTGACGGTGACGACGGCGCCAAGCTGCCTGTCGCTGCATCGACTGCGCTCCAGTTTGTCGGCGTTGTGCGCCGAGAGCTGAACCGCGCCTACACCTCGACCGACGTGTTCGGCGCTGTCGCCAAGCGCGACATGACCGTCGAGACCATGGCGCCTATCTGGGTAACCGCTCGCGTAGCGGTCGCCAAGGATGACCCGGTCTACCTGGTGGTTGGCGACGGCACCGGTGCCAACCAGGGCCAGTTCTCCAACGTGGTCGGCGCTGCCGCCACTCTGGCAGTCCTGATTCCGAACGCCAAATGGGTCAGCTCCGCCGGCGCCGGCGCACTGGCAAAAATCTCTCTCAAGGTCGGGGGCTAATCGACATGACCCAGCTTAAAAAAATCGTCGTAGCCATCGATGCCGCTATCGCGCAACAGATCGGCCGTGACGCTCACCAGGTGACCTTCATCGACGGTCTGCCGACCATTGACGATGGTCTGGCGTTCTACATCAGCCAGTTGGCCAGCCTGGAATCTCGTATTTACGAGGCCAAGTACGCCGCGATCAACTACATGGAGCTGATCCCTGTAGACACCTCTCTTCCAGAGTGGGTGGACCAGTGGGACTACATCAGCTACGACGGCGTGACCATCGGCAAATTCATTGGCGCCAACGCCGACGACCTGCCGGATGTTGCCATCAACGCTAACAAGTCGGTCGTGCCGATCGGCTACGCCGGCAACAAGTACGGCTACAGCCTGGACGAGCTGCGCAAGTCTCAGGCGCTGCGCATCCCTCTGGACACCACCAAGGCCAAACTGGCGTTCCGTGGCGCCCAGGAGCACACCCAGCGCGTGGCTTACTTCGGTGACGCGGCTCGAAACATGACCGGCCTGTTCAACAACCCGAACTTGGCGCTGTCGAACTCCACGCTGAACTGGTATGACCCGGCAACCACCGGTGATCAGATCGTCGCCGACCTGAACAAGATCCTGGTTGATGTCTACATCAACTCGGCCACCGTTCACGTTCCGGACACGATCATCTTGGATGCTGCCCGTTTCGCGTTCATCTCGAACAAGCGGATGGGCACCATCACCGATAAGACGATCCTGGAATACTTCCGGACCAACAACCAGTTCACCGCGCTGACCGGTCGCCCGATCAACATCTTCAGCCGCCTGCAACTGTCCGCTGCTCAGCTGGCTGCCGCCGGCGTGTCAAACGGCAACAAAGACCGCATCGTCGCTTACGAGCTGAACGACGAGAACCTGGGCATGCAGGTACCGATCCCATGGCGCTCCCTGGCTCCGCAGATGGTGAACCTGAAGGTCAACGTGCCGTGCGAGTACAAGATCAGCGGCGTTGAATTCCGCTATCCGTTCTCTGGCGCATATCGCGACCAGTTCTAACCAGCCGATCCATGGCCGCCTCCGCTATGCCCGGGGCGGCGGCCAATGACTCCGGGCGAGGATTCGACATGTTCCTGAAGAACGAAGCAGCACGACTGATCACCATCAACTACCTGGTGGATGGCACTGAGACCAGCTACCCAATCCTGCCGGGTGAAAACCCAGCCGTGGAAGTTCCCGATGCGGTGGCCAAGATCGATTTCGTCAAGGCCCTGCTGAAGAACGGCGACCTGCGCCGCGTTGGCGCTGATGAGCTGCAAAGCGAAGACGACGACGAAGACCTGGTAGCCCAGGCCGAAGCACTCGGCATCAAGGTCAACAAGACCTGGGGCGAAAATCGCCTGCGCGAAGAGATCGCCAAGGCTCAGGCTGCTCAGTAACACCCGGGCGCCTGGCGCCCACCCATTCATACCGGAGAGCCCATGTTAATCACCCCTGAGATGATCGCGGCTTTCCGCAGCAATCCGGTGTTCAAGGCGTTTGCCGACCCAGTGAAGTGGCCCGACGAATACATCGTTGAGGCCCTTTGCGAGGCAGGCACCGAGACAGGCTCAAGCCGCTGGGGCGCCCTGGAACTGACCTGCGACAACTTCAAGTGGCGCGGCATGCAGTACTTCGCGGCGCATTGGCTGTCGACCAACTTTGCCACGCTCGGCGCCAACGGAACGCCCAATTCCGAAGCCCGCCTCAACGTGGCCCAGAAGTCGGTCGGTGATGAATCGATCGCCTATCGCGTGCCGCAGATGATGGATGCCGGCACCGACTGGCTGACCTACACCAACTACGGCCAGCAGTTCTACAGGCTCAAGAAGCGCGCCGGTATGGGCGCCAAGGCGGTTTAGATGTTCACTCTCGACATCCAGGGCTTTCAGGAGCTGCAGGACGAACTGGCGAAAGAGTTGAGCGCGCTGAAGTCGAACAAGGTTGTCACCGTCGGTATTCACGAAGAGGCCGGCGATGTTGAGTCAGGCGACCTAACCATGGCCAGTCTCGGCGCGATCAACGAGTTCGGCGCCGACATCAAGCACCCGGGCGGAACGTCATACGGCTACGCCAGCAAGGCTGCTGCCGACCGCGATGAGGTGCGATTCCTCAAGACCGGAAAGGGCTACATGGAACTGGGCGTCACCCAGGCGCACACCATCAACATCCCGGCCAGGCCATGGCTTGAGCCTGGGGTTGCGAGCGCAACGCCAGAGGTGCTGCTGACCATCCAAGACGGCATGGAGGCCGGTAAGTCGATGGACCAGATCCTAGAGGCAGTCGGTGTGGTGGCCGCGGGCAAGGTGAAGGTGTACATGACCGACCTGAAGACCCCGCCCAATGCCGCATCCACCATTCGCAAGAAGGGCAGCAGCAACCCCCTGATCGATTCGGGCGCCATGCGCCAGTCGGTCACCCACCAAGTTTCCATTGGTCCCGCATCGGAGGGTCTCGAATGAGCCTGAACATGGAGGGCCAGATCGATGGCGTGTTTGAAAGCGTCGAGGCATCCCGCACGGTTGACACTGGCGGCGCGTGGGTAGACGGCATATGGACACCGGGCACGCCGAGCACCACGCCTTACATCGTGAATACCCAGCCGGCCAGCGACAGGGAAGTCGATTTCCTGCGCCAGGGCGGCGAGCGGATCACCGACGCGCGCCGGATCTACATCAACCAGGGAGAAATGCAGCTGATCGACCAGACCGGCACCTGGACGTTCCTGGGCCAGCAGTGGAAGGCCATCAAGGTCGACAACCGCTACTGGCGGAACTACTGCAAGGTCATTGTCATGCGCATTGACGACCAGTCGGGTGGCCCAGCATGACCAACGAAGAGCTATTCAAGAAGCTGCGACCGATTGTGATGCTGGCGACCGGGGTGCCTGAGTGCCTGCTGGCCGACCAGATCGGCCCCGGCAGCATGCCTGCCCCTCAGGGCGCCTACGCAACGATCACGCCAAGGCAGTCCGTCAGCGAGCGCGGCCAGGCCAACATCGTGTCGCGCAATGTCCCGGGCGAACTCGTTGAGGTCGATGTACGGGCGCAGATCATGTGTTCGGCAAGCGTCAACTTCTACCGTGGCGAAGCCCTGATGTACGCCGAGCGCCTGAAGCAGGCGAACAAGCGCCCGGACGTGAGCATGATGCTGTTCAAGTCGAAGATCGGCTGGAACGGCACCGATGCAGTCAACAACCTCACGAGCCTGCAGTCGGCCAACTTCGAGCAGCGGGCGCAGATCACCATCCGCCTGATGTACGAGACCAGCAGCCTCCCGGCGATCAACAACATCCTGAGCGTCGAAGTAGCGCTTGAGAACGAAAAGGCACGGGTCCTTGAGACCTTCACCGTCGAAATTGACCCCGCATAACCATTGGAGCTCTCGAGATGAGTTATCCCGCCTCAGAAATTATTCGCATCAACGCAAGAATCAGCCCTGCCGGACTGGGCACTGCGAACTTTGCCAGCGCCATGCTGTTCGCGCCACAGCTTGAGCTGCCGGTAGGATTCGCACCCGACACCTACCGCACGTATTTCAGCCTGCCTGCACTGTCTGAAGACTTCGCCGATACCACCGAGACATACAAGGCCGCCCAACGCTGGCTCGGTGGCACTCCGGCTACTCGCCAGATTCAGGTTTGGGGTGCAGCAACTGCTGATGCTTCTCGCGCAGCCACGCTGAACAAAGCTCGAAACATGATCTGGTGGTACTGGACCATGTGGACCGCTCCTGTCCTGGCCGTTAAGGCGGATGTGCTGGCTATCGCTCAGTGGTGCGAAGACAACACCAGCATGTTCATCGACAACCAGACCGGCGCGTCGGTTGCTGAAATCCGCGACCCGTCTGATACGGATGACATCGCCACTCAGCTCTCTTCTGCCGGCTTCCGTCACGTCTACACCGCCGCTCACGCCGCCGACCCTTACTCTGGGTCGGCTCTGGCCAAGCATTTCGCGGCAGTTAACTACAGTGCCGATGGATCAACCATTGATGGCGAGTACAAGAAGTCGCCAGGTGTGATCGCTGAATCGTTGAGCGGCACCGCCTACACGGCGATGAAGAGCAAGTCCAAGAACGTCACCTTCTACACTGAGGTGGACAATCAGGGCTCCAAGGACATTGGGCGCTGGATCAATACAAACACCCACAGCACCTACGGGGAAACCATCGATGATGTCGTAAATCTCGATGCCTGCATCAACTTTCTCCGCACTTCGCTCTACAACGTGACCGCAAATCAGCCAACAAAGCTGGGCCAGGACCCTACTGGTCAAGCAATGCTGATCAACGCCGGCGCCCGCGCAACCCTACGCACCTTTGTCGGGAACGGTTATTTGGGGCCACGCAACTACACCGACCCTGACGACGGGCTTGAAAAGTACACCTTTGGGTTTGAAATCCTGACCAAGCCAGAAGACATCCTTGATATCTCTGATGAGGATCGAGACGAACACAAGGCAGCACCTTTGCGCATCCGCCTGTTCCGCAAAGGCTCCATCCGCATTGTTGATGTTGACCTCGACGTTTATTGATAGGTGACCCATGAGCCTGAACAATTTTGCAAACAACCTCACCGTGGTCACTATCAACGGACGGCAGATTAAGGATTGGGGGGAAACAGCAACACCTGTAACTGATGCCCCAATCGACGCCAAGCGCCAACTCCGTCGTGGACAGGGTGGCAGTGCCGTTAGCCTCGACAGAATCAACCCTGGCCGCGAAGTGAACATTTACCTTAACCCAGGCTCGTCGGATTCCGCCTATGTGCAGGGATTGTTCAACTCGAACGCGAACATTACGTACACCTACACCCAGATCGGTACGCTGGAAACAGCACTGGGCTCGGAAGGCGTCATCGTGAACGACGGCCAGCGAGGCCGAGCCGGCTCAACCATCACGGACGACCAGTTCACAATGCAGTTCAATATTTGGGAAGCGACAAGGGGCTGATAGATGAGCGTGAAATCATTCACCATCGGCGGCGCGCAGTACAACGCCGCCATGGCCAGCGCCGTCGATCAAGACCGCCTGATGTCCCTTCTATCCGGTGCTGTGCTGGAGCGATTCGCCACGGCCGCGCAGGCGGGTATTGAGGTCGATGACCAAGTGCTCTGCTCGATGTTTATGTCGATGCGCCAGGATGTGAAGGCCCAGGTCGTGCAGATCCTCATGACTCGGGTATTCATCAACGGGACCGAGCGCGCCATCACCGTCGCCGACTTCGGCGGCAAGATGGTGCAGTACAACCAGCTGCTGGCCGAGCTGCTGCGCTGGAACCTCTCCGATTTTTTCGACTGGCTGCCAAGCGGCGAAAAAGGCGCTCGGCAGGACGGGGCGGAAAGCGCAGCGCAGTAAATTGGTTCCTGATGCGGCCCTGTGTGGGGATTGTCGGGGTTTGCCCGCCGCTTTGCACCTGGGCCCAGCTTGAAGACGGCACCCACTCTCTAGCGAGCGTGGAGCGCTTCAATCAGGCGATGGACGAACTGTGGGATCAATACGAGGCTGCGAAGAATGGCTAGCAAAGTACTGAAGTCATTCCTGATCGGCATCGGCTATGACACCAAAGCCCTTGAAGCGGGCGACAAGAAGATCAACGCCAGCCTGCAAGGGATTAAGTCCAATACGCTAGGGATCTCTGCGGCTCTGGTGGGTGCCTTCGGGGCTGGCGCCGGGGTAATTGCCAATACGGCAAGCCGCATTGACCGGCTGGCCGCAGCAACGCAGAACATGCGCACGCCGATGAACACCGTTTACAACTTCGGTAACGCTGTAGAAGCGATGGGCGGACAAGCGTCGGAAGCTCTCGATACGCTCAAAAGGCTTGAGGAGTTCCAGAACAACTTCAAGTTGAACGGCCAGGATGGTTCGATTGACTCTCTCGCCAAAGCCGGAATCGACACTGGGGCCCTCGCCAGGACCGCAGAGAGCGGTGACTCCATGGATGTCTACAGGGAGCTGGAGAGGCAGTATCAAGGGCTAAACGAGGGGCAGCGAGCGCAAGTACAGGCCACTCTTGGTTTTTCGAATGGTGTGGCCAGGCTTCTCAGCGAAGGAAAGACCGAATCGCGGATGGCGCAGGCGGCCAACAACACCGGCCCCATCGACCAGATGACCGAGAGCGCCCGCAGGTTTGCAGAAAGCAACACAATTCTCAGTCAAAAGTTCGAGGGCATGGCCAACGAGCTGACCGAAAAGTTTCTGCCTAGCCTTATCGGTGCCAGTGAGTGGACAAATAAGTTCCTGTCTGAACACAGAGGCGATATCAGCAAAGGGATTGATTACGCCGCCGATAACCCTGGCGCAACTGCCGGGCTTCTTGCCTCAAGCGTCTCCTCTTTGGTCGGCCCCATAATTTCAAAGATTGGCCTGACATCAATCGGCAACCTTGCCACGAAGGGGGGTATTGGCGGGGTGGTAGTCACTGGTAGCGCGATTGGCTCCAACCTGCTCAATCAAGGATTAGATGAATACGTCCCTGGCTACAGAGGCGCATCCCAAGGCTTCGATGACCTGCTCAAGGGGGCCACTGGCTTGGATCGGATTCCCGGGCCGATGGACCTAATGTCGGGTCGCTTCCCCAGCTTTGTCGATCAGCCAAAGTTCCCCACAACAGGCGACAGAACCGCAGCCGACAGCATGCCTCCGCAATCAAGTATTGATGAACGCTACAAGGACGTTCCGTCGCAGAGCGCCGATGACCTGGTCAGGCGCATACAGGACGCGAAATTCAACGTCCATAACAACCTGACCATTGAGATTGACGGTGAGAAGCTGAACCACAGAATCATCCGAGTCAACGAACGCCAGAACTACGAGGCGGACGGCGACCTAAGGTCAACCACGAGGCGCTAATCATGAGCATTGTCAATATATTCACCCGACAAGCGCCGACCCTCGCTAGCTACTCGTTTGACGCGGTGCTGGAAGATACATTTGAGTCCAGCGTTACTATTACGACGTTCCCGATTGAGAGCGGCGTAAGAGTCGCGGATCACAGAATCTTCAATCCATTCAAGTGGACGATGACAGGAGCAATCAGTAACAACCCCGTAAAGACGCAGCTGACGGACTTCCTCGGCGGAGCACTCTCCAATCTCAGCGACAACCCATTTATAGCAGGGGTTGCGGGGCTTTCGGCTGGATTCCTCGCTGGCAGCGACGAGACGAGGGCGAGCTCCACGCTTGGGCTACTTGTCGAGCTGATGAGCAAGAAAGAGCCGTTCGATGTTGATATTGGTGAAGTCATTCTCAGGAACATGGCGATCACTCGCCTGTCGCGAACCAAGGAGCCGCGCAACGAGGGTGGCCTGGAGTTCGTTGCGGAATTGCAGGAGGTTATTCAGCTGGATCGGCTCGCTGCTGGCAATGACCGCTGGCCTCACCAGCTAAGAGCTGGCGATCCTTCTCAGAGCGCGCTGACAAGGGCTGTAAACAAGGGCCAGCTAATCGCCAAGGAGGCAACCGCAAGCGTGACGAATGCGGTGAATAACATTCTCGATGGAGTCATCTAATGGTCACCATCCCTTTGACCGCTGGCACTGGGAACGCCCACCAGCGATTCAGCATTCAGTTGGGCGATAACCTAATTGCCTTTGAGATCGATTTTATCTCATATCTGGATGAGCCGGCCTGGTCGATGAACCTGAAGCGCGGCGGCGTCAGACTTGCTTCTGGCGCCATGCTTGAGCCTGGAAGCGATGTGATCCAGAGCTATCAGGCAGGTATCGGCCAACTGGTTTTCACCGGTAAAGACGTGACCCTGGACAACCTGGGCATTGATAACTTCCTCGTTTGGATTCCTCCCATGGTGGAAATATGAGATCAAGAGCCTGGTCCGTTGACATCAACGGAGAGCCTTATATCAGCCTGCAATCAGGCTCCACGCAGTTTCGAATCCAGTTCAATATTGACGTGTCGCCAGGCAGCTCTGTGTCCTATGCCGATATTCGGCTTTACAACCTGAACAAGGTATCGGGTATCGCGAACGGCGCAAAAATCATCCTGAGGGCTGGCTACACTGATAATGTCGACGCCATCTTCGCAGGAACTGTGACCAACGTCCTGCGTGAGCGCGAACCGGGCGCCCCGGAAATCATCACCAGGCTGATTTGCCGGTCTGGCTCGGCGGCGGTTGATCGCGGGTCAGCTCAGACATGCCTAGGGCCTGGCGCCAGAGTCGAAGAGGTCATCCGGGATTTGGCCAGACAGTGGCCTATTCCAGTAGACATGGATGACAAGCAGTTCGCCGATGACCAGCCTATGATTCGTGGATGCACGATTGATGGTGACATCCCCAAGGCAATGGACAATCTGGCTTACGACTACGACTTCAAATGGCTCCAACACATGGGCCGGATGTACGTCACCAAGCCTGAGATGAAGCGGAACTCGACGGCGATCAAGATCAACCAGTTCACCGGGATGATTGGGATTCCAGAGATAGGTCTAGGCCCGAGCGGCCTTGGGATATCCATCTCTGCGCAGCTAAACCCTTCGATCATGATCAACGGCGTCATCGACCTGACAAGTGAGTTCGCCACTTACAACACGGGCAACCTGTACGTGTCTGAGGTGCAGCCTGAGGCGAAGCCTGTAGGCGAGTACAACGTGTTTGCCCTGAGATACGAGGGCGACTCGCACAGCGACACATGGAAGGTGGATATCGACGGTATCCGCTGGGGAACCAAGCCTGATCTTAGATCGGTGTCCACGCCAGAGAATGGCAAGCTGATCTGGGGGGCTGTGGTGGACGAACCTTTCAGGGCCAAGGTGATTGCTATCGCGAAAGGTCTGTCCATTGACCCTAACTGGCTTATGGCGGTGATGGCTTTCGAGACAAAAGAATTATTCTCGCCAGGCGTGCTGAACGGGGCGGGAAGCGGAGCTATAGGGCTGATCCAATTTGTCCCATCGACAGCAGCAGGGCTTGGCACGACTACACAGCGCCTGGCTCGCATGACAGCTGTTCAGCAGCTTGATTATGTAGAGAAATACTACAAGCCTTTCTCGGGGCGAATGCGCAACCTTGGGGATGCTTACATGGCTGTTTTCTGGCGAGCTGGCATAGGGCGGCCTGATTCGTACGTGCTATTTACGAGCGCAGATACACCGTATGAGAAAAACAAGAACTTGGATCGCGGAAACAAAGGCTACATCACGAGAGGGGATTGCGTTGTACGTGTAAATGCGGCGTTCGAAAGAGGCGGCAATTTCGCAAGGTAGGAAGGCCGGCCCATGGGCAGGTCAAGGCTGCTAGGTTTGTCGGTGGCCTTCTGCTACATTCCACGCATATCCGAGAAGAGGCTCAAGGCGTGGGTAATGTAAGATGCAATGGATGCAAAAATATTATTTTGGCCGATCAAAATAAATGCCCTCTTTGCGGAAGATCGACAAGAAGCCTATTGGAATGGGTTTCTAAGATTTTTATAGAGATCTTTAAGTTCTTTGGTTATTTTGTTGCTGTTCTTGTTGTGTTTGTTGTGTTTTTTTACTTTTGGTCTAAGAGCGACTCACACAAGGGATATAAGCAGAAAAGTGAAGTCTCTTACATTTATCCAAAGCAAGCGCTACCAAGTAACACCATCGAAAATACAATGCTGTACTCTCCAGATAGCTTCAAGGCGGAAGAGTTCAGATCTTTTTCTGAAAAAATTTGCATTGCCGAGAACACTCGCAAGGATGGATTTGATTCACGATTCTATGCCGTCTGCTACAAATCCATGCTTAGATCAATAGAGATCATTGTGGCTCTCAACTCTAAACATCATGAGGGGCTTTACATAACAAATGCCTACCCATTCTGCGCTAAGTGGTCATTAGACACCAGCGCAGGCATGAAAGAGCCTCGCAATACTCCGAACGCGAACTACATGAAGTTTTGCCTTGAGCAAGAAATAGACGTGCTGACCGAGATGCAGAAGTACTATCATAAATATGATGGTCACAAGGTAGCTAAAATTATTGATATGAATATCGAGAAAAATGGATCACTGAGGCCCGCGTTAAAGTATTTGAGAGATGCTTTTGGGCCAATCCAGTAGGGCTATGAACAGCCCACAAACCCGCTCCGGCGGGTTTTTTAATGCCCGCGAAAAGTACGAGGTGACGATATGCTTGATACAGAAGGGCGGGCGCGTAATGAGAAGCTGATCCGGAATGCGTTCGGCGAACTGATGAAGGACGTATGCACCTCAATCCCCGGTCACGTGCTGACGTTCGACCCATTGACCCAGCGCGCCCAGGTGCAGATTGGAATCCTCAGGGTCGATGTAAACGATGCCACCTTCACCATCCCGCCGATCGTCGAGGTACCGGTGCACTTCCCGGGAGGTGACTTCGCAATCGAGTACCAGATCGACGAAGGCTGTGAAGGCGACATTCTGTTCTCCCAGCGTTGCATTGATGGCTGGGTGCAAAGCGGCGGGGTGGCCACCAACCCCAGAGGGCGCTTCCACAACATGCAGGACGCCATGTTCCTGCCTGGCTTTAGATCGCAGCCAAACGTCTTGCCAGACTTCCAGAACAACGGCGTGCGCATGCGCAATCGCGCCGGAACGCAGTTCGTTTGGCTGAGGAACGACAACAGCATCTCCATGGATAACGGGGCTGCCCGGTTCAACGTTCTCGCAGACGGCACAACCCTGATGCAGAACGGCGCCGGCAGCTTCCAGTTGCAGGCTGACGGCACCTTCCTGATCAACGGACTGAAGATCACGCCGGATGGCGACGTGATTACGGCTGACGGCATTTCGCTAAACAAGCACAGAACCTCCGGCGTCACCGGTGGCAACCAGATATCCGGAGTGCCCGTTATATGACCGTTCGCAGACTCGACGAAGAAACAGGCGACATCGTGACGCGCGGGCAGCAGTTCATTGCCGGCCAGTCCGAAGTCGCCCAGACCGTGCTTACCCGGCTTCGGCTGTTCCTGGGCGAGTACTTCCGAGATATCACCGACGGCACGCCGTGGTACGAGCAGATCCTGGGCAAGTTCACCAGTCTCTCTACCGCTGAGGCGGCGTTGCGAGCGCGAATCGCCAACACGCCTGGCGTGATCCGGCTCACCAGCTTCTCCGCTGACTTCAATATCGAAAACCGCAAATACAGCGTAACCGCTGGGATTCTCACCGAGTTCGGCCTGGAAGAGGTAACACTGAATGGCTAGCCTGACTTCGACCGGCTACGTGCTACAGACGCAAAACGACTGGTTCGCCCAGGAGCGGCAGTTCTACCTCGACATTGACCCACTATGGAACCTCGATCCGTCGACTCCTGACGGCCTGAAGATGGCGCACGACTCGGAAATCTTCTACGCCCTCGACGAGACGTTGCAGCAGGCCTACAACTCGAAAGACCCGAACAAGGCCAAGGGCAACGACCTCGATATTGTGTGCTCGCTGACTGGCACCATCCGATCCGGCGGGTCGCGTTCAAGCGTGCAGCTGACCCTAACCGCCACCCCAGGCACTCCAATTCAGGCAGGTAACCGGTTTGAGTCGGTTACCACCGGCAGCCGCTGGACGACCGACCAGGCAGTGACCGCTGACTCATTGGGATCGGCGACCGTCAATGCGACGTGCACTGTCGTCGGGCCTACCCAGGCTGACGCCGGAACCATCACCCGCATTGTGGACGTGGTAGCAGGCCTGGCCAGCGTGACAAACGCTGCACCGGCAACGCCAGGTACTGAGGGCCAGCGCGATGAGCAGTTGCGCGTCACCCGCGCCACAGCAGTAGGCAAGCCCGGCAACAACCAGATCGACTCAATGATCGGCGAACTGTTCGGCGTCGACGGTGTTCGCCGGGTAAAGGTGTACGAAAACGACACCAACTCAGGTGCTGTGACTGCAGACAACCCGTACGGACTGCCGCCGCACTCTATCGCGCCCGTCGTAGACGGCGGGACTGACGACGACGTTGCAATGGCGATCTATCTGAAGAAGAACCCGGGCGCGTTGCTCTACCAGGCCGGAACCCCGTTTCAGGTCGAGGTCACCTCACCGAAGTATCCGACCAACAAAAAGGTGATCAGAGCGAGTCGCCCCATCTACGTCGACATGCTGGCCGTTATCCATGTCGTCAACGACGGATCACTTCCTCCCAACGCCGACCAGCTTATAAAGGAGGCGATGATGGAGTATGCCGCCGGCGACCTGATACCCGCGGATGTCGGATTCAAGATCGACGGCTTCGATATTGGCGAGGCGGTCCCATTCAGCACGATCTTCACGCCAGTCAACAAGGTCATCGGTTCCTACGGTGACAGCTATGTGGACCTGCCTTCATCCAGCCTCAACGGCGGCCAAGCCAACGTCGCCATCGCTTACAACCAGATGTCCAGGTGGACGGAGAGCAACATCACCGTAGTGATCACGTGATGAACATCCCAGACCGCATTTACGCGCAGTACCGTGACAAGCCAAAGGCAGTGGACTGGTATGCGATAGCCAGGAAGCTGGGCGGAAGCATTGAGGATGCCGCCGAGGCCGTTCGCAAGAGCTATGACATCGACAATGTTTTTGGCGAGCAGCTGAACGTTATCGGCCGGATCGTCGTAGCACCCCGCAGCTTCGTTGGCTCAACCCCAATGAACCCAGGCTTGTTCGATCTCACCGATGGCGACGAGTTTGGCGACGATGAGGCAATGTTCAGTGCCCTGACAATTGATCAGGACGGTCAGCTTTCAGACGAGCTTTACCGCCTGGTCATCAAGGCCAAGATCGTCAAGAACAATGGCGACGCCACCATAGAAAACATCCTCAACGGCATGAACTTCCTACTCCCAAGGGCGGATGTTCTGCGCGTAACTGACGGCGAGGATATGTCGTTCAGCATCGAGTTTTACGGGCAAATTACCAACCTTGAACGGTTCGCCTTGCTCAATGCCGGGCTGGTGCCAAAGCCGCAAGCAGTGAAATTTAACGGATTCCTTGAGGGGTTCGAAATGGTCGAGTTCGGCGATATGGACGCTGAATTTGGTGACGAAGACGCAGAATTTGCAGGATATATAGGGGCTTAACATGTCGCTGAAGCTTAATGAGCGCTACCCGGGCAGATACAACAATCCGTCGGCCGACTACCCGCAGGGCTCGTTCAAAAATAGAACAGCACCCGGCGCGAAAGATGGCTCTTACTTGGAACAGGATTGGGCAAACGACAAGGAAGGTTTTTTTCAGTCACTCCTTTCGTTGGCAGGGATCACCCCCAATGGATCGGTAGATAAGGTTGGAGCGTCCCAGTTTTTCGATGCTCTTCTAAAACTGAAGCAAAACCAGGCCGGTACCGCTTTCCCCACGACAGGCCCCTCGGCCGCACTGGTGCTCACACCGTCCCCGGCGATTTCGGCCTATTCGGCTGGTCAGCGGTTTCGCGTGAAGTTCAATCGCGCCAGCACCGGGACTGACACCATCAATATTTCAGGAGTCGGGCCTAAAAACCTGAAACAGTACGATGCATCCGGCGCTAAAGTTGCTGCCGTATTCGCGATCGACCAGCTCTCCGATGTTGAGTACGATGGTACAGATGCCGTTCTTCTCGATCCGCTTCCAGTCGCAAACTCAAACCTGGTTGGCGTGCGCGGGTGCTTTAGCGGGCTGAAAGCTTCCACGACCGGCACAAGCTCAGTCGTCACCGTAAGCGCTGACGAGCTTATGGTTGAATCCGCCTCGAACACCTATCAAACGCTTCGTGCAGTCTCCGTTACGCCTTCCTTTGGCAACGCTGGCGTGAACGGTTTGGATGTCGGAGCTGCCAATAGCCAGACCGCGTCAACATGGTATGCCGTATGGGTTATATGGAATGGGACCACTAAGGCCGGGTTGTTATCACTCAGCACTACAGCTCCAACGCTTCCTGCCGGCTATACACACGCCGCCTTAGTCTCAATGGTTCTAACTGACGCTACCGCGAACAAGTATCCGCTGAGCATTATTCAGTCAGGCCGCAAGTGGCAATACGTCGTTCGCACCGGTAGTAACGTCGCAAAGATCCCAATTATGATTTCTGGGGTAAATGGATCGCCAACTGCGCCAACCTTTATCCCAGTTGGTCTGTCGGGGTTCTTTCCACCTAATTCCGCCTCAATTAATTTGTCTGCATTTGCAGAAGGCACGGTTAGCCTGATCGCTGCGCCAAATAATAATTATGGCGCCATCAACTCTGCAAATCAGCCGATGATCAATATTAATCTAGGTGGCAACTCAGGTATTCGAGGTAGTTACTCATCAATAGTTGTTCCTGAGAGCACAAACTTCTACTACGCCTCTAAGGATGGTCTGAAGTAGCCATGTATTTCCCCGGCATACCACCTAGCGCAACTTTTAAACTCGCCAAATGATCAAAAAA